GGGGTCGCAAGTGGAGTCGCAAGTGCGGTCGCAAGTGTGGTCGCAAGTGGGGTCGCAAGTGGAGTCGCAAGTGTGGTCGCAAGTGTGGTCGCAAGTGGAGTCTTTCATCTGGCCCTATTTTTCCGGACACTTCTGGGCGCAATACTTCGCTTGGGTTCGCGCAATGGAATTTATCGGGGTTTCTGGAATCCCTAATGACTACGGTTATTTGGAGTCCTGCGCGGAGCTTGGGTTGTTTTATCCGCTGGATAACATCCTCATTGTCGGAAGCCGCCCATCGTCCATCTCCCGGAACGCATCCGGCCAACTACACAAAGACGAAGCCGCTGCCCTTGAATATTCGGATGGCTGGAAACTTTTTTATCTAAACGGTATCGCTATGGAGCCGGAACAAGTCTTAACGCCTGCCGAAAAGATCGAGCCGGATTCTGTTTTGAAAGAGCCGAACGCGGATCGTCGCCGGGAATTGCTGCGAAAGGTCGGGATTGAGCGAATGCTGGCAAAGCTGCCACATAAATCCTTAGATAAGCGGGGCAACTACGAATTGCTTTCAATAAAGCTTTCCGATGAGGTCCGAGATGCGCGCTATTTGCGCATGATCAACCCCTCCATTCAAACATTTCACCTTGAAGGGGTGGACCCGTCATGCAAAACAATCACCGAAAGCCTTAACTGGAGAAACCAAGGCTGGCACGTGGATGCCGAAGTTCTGACGTGAACGCATTCGATTACAGGCAGGCCAAACATGCATGGCGCGGTATTTCTCCAAAAGCGCCCGAAAGCTTTGCGGTGGTTGGCAATGCCATTCACATCATACCAGAGGGCACGAATATTTGTGTCGTCATTTCGGGGAAAGATTTGGAAACGTTAAAAACACTAATACCACCGAAGAAAAAATGAAACTCAAAATTGCAAAAAGCACATTCCAGCAAGGCGACGTGATCGGCAAGCGCCTTGATGCCATGCCTGACATCACCGAGGCCAAAATCACGCGCAAGCGACTGGTCCTTGCCCACGGCGAATCTGGGCACAGTCACGTTATCGATGACGATGAGGCCGAGCTAATCGAGATTGGCGAACGAATGCTTCTCAAGCTCACCAAGGCCGCAACAGTCGTTCACGAAGAACACAAGCCAATTAAGCTTTCGCCGGGCATCTGGGAAATCGGGCGGGTGAAGGAGTTCGATTACTTTAAAAACATGGCCCGGCAAGTCATCGACTGAAATGAGCGACTTTCTTAACCAGCAACAAATCCACGAGGTCAACGTGCGAATGAACGGCACGCCAACCCTTGCTTCAATGCGAGGAAGCGCCGAAGTCGTACCAAAGCATCTTCCCGAAGTCTTCTCCGCGCAACTTGCGAAGTTAATCACGCGGAATGAAGAGCTTTTGTTCCAAGTGCAATTAATCCAGAACGCGCTGGAGCTTGGATATCCCGAGTTGGCTTTAAAGCAATGCAGGAAGGCTATGGGGAGATGAAATCCCATAAAGTAAACCTTGAGTTCAAGGAGGTTGAATCCTGTATTCAATGCGGATTGCGCATTAATTGGCTAGAAGGCAATGCGGGGAAAGACAAGATAAGCTTAGACTGTGGGGCGGGAGTTGGAACTCCGTGGCTAATTTTCACGAAGGAAGTCGGCGGGGTTCAAAAGACCCTTGTTTGCGACATCCGAGATATAATTCCTAAATTGAGCAAGATTTTGAATTAAACCACACAATCACTATGGACAATCACGACACAGAACCGATGGAAGTTTTACCGCCATCTGCAATCATGGCGATGGAGCGGGCGCAGATCGATACGCAGGTTGCGACGGCCCACCAGTACCCGCGTTCCTTGGAGCAGTTCAAGAAGCGGGCATTGTCGATGGCAACCCTGGACGAGGAATCCGCAGAGAGTTGCATCTACTGCCGTCCTGTGGGGCGCGAGCAGAACGAAAAAGGCGAGTGGGTTGAAAAATACGCGGAGGGCGCTTCAATCCGGCTCGCGGAAATCGTTGCGGCATCCTACGGAAATATCCGGGTTGCGGCCAGAATCGTCGAGCAAACCGAACGCTTTGTACGCTGCGAGGGTGTTGCTCACGACTTGGAGAGCAATTACGCCGGGAAGTCGGAGTGCATGGAGTCCACCGTGAATAAGCAGGGAAAGCCTTACTCCGAACGGCAACGAGCTTTGACGGCAAAGGTATGTCTTGCCAAAGCTTATCGGGACGCCTGCTTTAAAGTAGTACCGCGAGCACTGTGCAAGCCGGTATTCGAAGCAGCGAAGAAGGTTGCTGCCGGTCAAGGTAAGCCCTTGGAGGAACGCCGGAAGAAGGCTAAAGCCTGGGTGAGCGGTATCAAGATGGACAATGCCGAGACCCGAGTATTCACAGCACTTGGCGTGAAAGGCTGGGGAGATGTGACAGATGACCATCTACTCAGGCTTACTGGCTTGAAGACTGCGATACAGGACGGGGACGAAACCTACGAATCGGCTTTCCCAATGCCAGAGGCTCAAGGACAGCAATCGCAGGACAAGAATAAGCCCACTCCAACCGCTCACACACTTGCCACACAGGGCGCTTCCGGTACAAAAGAAGCAACGAAGCCCGAAACCAAGCCCGATGCGGCAAAATCTGCCGAGCAAGGTCCGGGGTTAGGTAGCGATAACGTATCCTTCGAAAACGCTAAAGCCGCCCCTACAGACGTGCAGAAGACGGAAAAGCCTGCCGAGACACCTTCCGAGGCTCAAAAAGCTGTCCAGGCTCAATCTGAGCAGAAAGAACAAGCTTCTGGTGAGACTTTAAACAACGAGGATGCTCAAGCGGCAGCAGATCCGGCCTGGAGCCCGAAACAAGGCGATACCGACGAACTGGCCAGCGTCAAGGTCGTGGCGCGAAAAGCCTGTATCACTTACGACGCTTTAATGACCTTCCTCAGGGCAAAAAAATTAGCCCGCGAAGGCCAAAAGCTGGATGAGCTTGCGTCCACGAAACTTCTGAGCATTTCAGTTCACATCCCGAAGTGGGCCAGCGAGATCAAAGCCTGGAAATAATTCAGGGCATCCGGTGGATTCTGGGGCTAGCGCCGAAAGGTGTTGAAAACAGATGAAACCGGGTGTCCGTTCTTGACAAGTCGATGAACGAAGCTTTATCATTCACTCGCAGTATCGGAACTAAGAGGCCGAGATGCGAAAAAATCCCCTTTCGGGGTACTTGGTTGGGAACTAGCCCCTCCTTTTGCAATTTCCCCCTCTTAGAACCAAGTGCCCCATTTATTTCGAGGCGCTCAACTGCCGGTTGTATGCTCTTGAACCGTGCAAAACCAAGACTGGGCACCGATAGCCTGAGAAATCGGACGAGCCGTGCGGGATTGAGACAAGGTGTTGGGGCTCGGAATAAAGACATGCCAGCGCCGGGTTGCTCCGTAGCTACACGTAAATGCGTTGTCCGACCAAGCTTTGTCTCTGGCGGAAATGCGGGAGGATTTGCCTTACTCTGTACTTTTCCATGAACTTTGCCGATCCCTGCTGCCGCCTTTCTTTCCTCCGAGACGTGGATCTTCTCCCAGACTGGGCCAAGGTTTATCTCTGGAAGCCGAGCGATCAAATGGAATGCATGAAGAGTGACGTTTATCCGTGGCAATCCGCGCCGAACTATGATTCGCTTCAGGCAATCAAATTCTCAACAAACATGGTGATTAACGGGAGAACTGTGGCGGTGTTGTTCTGGGGAGTGAATTGAATGAAAACCGTAGAAATCAAATTCCAAGAGCACAACTTTGATGATGTGCTTCGTTACTTCGCGGAAGGATTCAAACCGAAGCCGGGAGAGAAGATCGTTAAATACGAATACACGGTGGACGGCTTTACTCGCAAGGTGATTTTCAAGCTTTACGTGGAGAAGAATGAGCAAACCCAGCCCTAAACGCCCACTCTCCAACGCTGGAACGACGCGCAATGACGTGGAAGTGAAGCGATCAAAGCCTGTTGCTATCGCGTGAAATCCAAAGACCGCAAACATAAAATCGAGCAGACCTATCGACAGGCCGCGAATCTCAAAGACGGTGAAGCTTCGCAGGCTTGGTACCGTCTCTGCAACGAATTGCTGAACATCTCCGAGCCGGAAGCAAGGCCACCGAGATTTAACGCTCTGCTTCGCGCTGTTTGGGTTGCGGCGACGAATGAACAATCATGAGCGTCGAACCCGAGGAATGGAGGCCAGTCCCAATATGCGGCTTCGACAGATACGAGGTAAGCAATCTGGGAAGGGTAAGAAGCTGGAGGGCTAGGAGGTATGCGGGACGAACCAAAAGTAAGCCGCATATCATTCACGGGGGCGAAGATTGGGATGGATATCGCAACGTTGGCCTGATGCATTCTGTGAGCGGAAAACGCATACCAGTTAAAGTGTGCAAACTTGTCGCTTTGGCTTTTAATGGGCCGAAGCCGGATGGAAAAGAAGTCGCGCATGATAACGGAAACCCTGGAGACGATAGAGCGTGCAACGTGATTTACAAAACACCTTTAGAGAACGCATCGGATAAGCACAGGCACGGCACCACAGTTACTGAGAACAATAACGGAAAGCTTACCAGCCAAGACGTTCTGCACATCAGAAGTTGTAAGGATAGCTGGCGATTGATCGCCTTAGATTTTAACATTCACGTAAGTACTGTCAGGAACATAAAATCTGGAAGGACATGGGGGTGGCTTTGAACGATCCAAGGATAGGACTCCCTTCCGCGTCGAAGCTCGAACGAGTTGCCGCGTGCCCCGGAAGTCACGCTATGGAGGAGCGCGTTAAAGATGATGCGCCGGATGATTCAACCGAAATAACCGAAGTTGGGTTGCGCGTACATAAGGCCCGCGAGACATCAAACACGCTCGAACTTAACCCGGAGGAATTCGAACTTTACCAGTCTGGGTTGCGCTATGAGGAACGTTTACTTGAGAAGTGGAAATCCACTTGGGGCTTCAAAGACGATGATGTAAAGCAGGGGCCGAACGAACTCCGGCTTTGGATTCACAACCACAACTTAGATCCGGTCGGTAGTGGGCAACTTGACGTGCATTTCCTCTGCCGTGAATATGCTCACATTATTGATTGGAAGGTTGGCTTCTTGAATCACCTTGTCGGCGCGACTGGCAATTATCAGCTTCGAATGCAGGCCGTTCTCTTGTGGCTTGAACATCCACACTTAAAAAATATCCGTGTCGCTTTTGCTAAGCCGAGATATGAGGAATCTGAGCTTGATTTTGTTGATTATTCAGAGATGGATTTGCATTACAGCTACGAGAGCATCATTCTGGCGATTTGGTGGGCAACTCAACCGGATGCAGTTCGTTCACCAGGGCTTCACTGTCGTTATTGCAAGGCGAAGTCTTTTTGTCCACAAGCCGTCGCCTTTGCTTTGCTGCCGTCAACAATCGCCAGCGGGATTTTGTCTGGAAAGAAGGCGGGGGTTGCTGTGGAAGCTGTTACGCCTGACGATCTGGCTCGCATCTGGGAGGCGTCTTCCACAATCGAATCAATCCTCAAGGCCGTTAAAGATCGCCTGAAGTCTTTCAGTGATGAGGAACTCGCCGCACTTGGAATTCGACGCGGCAAAGGACGCGAAACCCTGACGTGGAAGGATGTCGAAGGCGCATTCGGCCTGCTCAAGGAAAAAGGCTGGAACGAGATGGAGCTTTGGATGTGCCTGGAATTCGGCCTGGGGAAACTTGGGAAGCTCGCGGAAAAATACATGGGCGTGGGGGAGAAATACGCCAATGGAGAGGTTAAGCAGCTTCTTGCGCAGTTTATTGAGATTGGGGAGGGGGAGAAGATTTTGAGGAAGGCGAGGTAAAATGGATTTATTTATTGCAAGGCTGGACGCGGTTCTCAAGAGGCGGAAGCAATATCGCGAAACTCACAAAGAGGGGGTAGCCTTAGACTCCGCGAAATGCGAAGTCTGCTTCACAACGATAAGAAACTATTACGGCCCAGAGTGGGGGATTGCCTGTGCTGAATGCCTTGCGCTTGGGAAAAACCAATGTACCCGGATTGAGCCGCTTGCAATAACTAGAAGCGCCATACGAGAATGAAAAAACGAATCGTAGCAGAAATTACGCGCAACTGGATCGCCTGCAAACCGGAGCCAGAAGTTAAGCCTTTAATCTCCCAGGAATTTGAGCGGATTATCAGCGTGAATGCGGAGCGAGGTTATGAGCTGGAAAGCTGGAAATTCAACCAGTTTATTTCGTTTGGATCTTCGCTCACGGAGACCATAATCGCGGTGTTTGTTGAACGATGAATACTTTTCCGATCACATACCGCAAGGCGCATGACAACTCGTGGATTCAATGCTTTCGCTGCGGCCAAATGTCGCACAACAGGAAAGATGCGGAGCAATTATTTTGCGGTAAATGCTGCATGGGACACGCGAACGGCATCATCGAACCCGCTCAAACCATAAACACGGCAGCGAAGCCGGAAGATCGGCAGACTAAAATAATCGTGGCCCTCTTCCTTTTCCTTGGTAAGGCTTTGTCGAAGCTTCCGCTTAAAGATCGGGATATTTGCGTTAAGGAATCCGAGATTCGCGCAGCTTGGAAAGCGCAGAGTTCTCCTGTCAGATTGCTATCTGGACAGAACGGGTATTTTGACGCAACCGGAGAGCTGACTTACCGATGCGTTATGGGGCAGCTTGATTTGAAGAAAACGGGGATGGATTTCAGCCGAAAAATGCCCAGTGAACCCGAGAGGGTCGATCCGCTCAAACCGGGGAAGCGCGTGTTTGACTTGGAGTAATGCCAATTACCCCCGAGCAGTTTCAGGAAATGCTCAGGCGGGTTGAGCAGAATGCAGGGCGATTATCAGACCCAATCGTCGCAGATGATGCTGTTGAGGAAGAATTGCCGCTACATGGGGAGATCCTTCAGTGGTGCAAGGAACAATACCCGATGGTGCCCTGCGTCCACGCGAGGCCGGATAAACGATCTGGGGTTACTAAAGGGACTCCCGACTTTATTTTGGCATACCGAGGGAAGGTCTTCTGGATCGAAGTTAAGGACAGGGAAGGCAAGCGGAGCACCGATCAACTGGCTTTCGCGATGCTCCTTGAGATGCAGGGATTGAAAGCTTACGTCGTGCGGTCGAAGAGGGAGTTTTTGGAGATCGTTTCCAACGCTTAGGGGCGAGCAGGTTCCAGGGGTAGGAAGCCGTTTTCACGGAGTCCATTCACGCCAAAATTCCCAAAGCCCTAAAAGTAATTTGTGGAAGCCAAGATTGAGCATTTCTTCTTCGGCTTTAGCCTTTGACCATCCCCGAGAGCGACGGTAACAGGCAACGACAAGGCCCGTGCGATCCTGCCCGTGCTCGCAATGCACCATGCTCCCAGGCGAGATAAAACCAACCGCGTCAATGACGGCCTGCTTATCCGGCTCCGTCAGGATTTGCTCCAGCGTCGTAATGGGACACTTGAAGAGCGCCGTCCCCTCTACCGGAGAATCGACGCCCTCTGAATCCGTGTTTAACTTTATGATCTGGTTGACGCCGATGTTGGCCAGATATTCCCAGTCTTCCGGCGTTTCGGGCTGTCCACCTCGCCAGATCGAGTCCTCAACTTGAAGGAGATTGGGGATCACCTAAAACGTAGCGCCAGTAAATGCCGAAAGCACTCGCACATTCGTCGGGAATTGCTGCCCCAGGCCAACGCCGAAGTAAAAATGCGTGCCGATTGCTTTCTTAGCTCTCAGGCCGACTTCACCGAATAGCTTCTCCTTAAACTTGGTATTCTTCCTGAAGAAGTCGTACCCGCCGTCAATGTAAGCCGTGATCTTAACGTCGTGAACGATCAACGAGAATGAAGGCCCGAATTGATCGCTGATAAGGCTCCCGGCAAGGCCACTGTCGCGAATAACATTTTCCAGGCTGACCGCCGTTTTAACAGGAGAGTTTGTCGCGGGCACGGGTCGCCAGATGTCGTACGAAAGGCCAAGGTCGTTTACAATCGGAGCGTCTCCGTTCTGCACCGATGAAACCCCGGCCCACAGGTCGAACGATGAAGATCCAAATGTGCTATCCAAATTCGTGTTGAACGAAATGAAATAACCCAGGATTGTATTTCCGAGATCGGTTAAGCCGGTAGGTGTCGGCGGAAGATTCGTTTGCGCCAGCGCCGATGATGCGATCAGTCCCAGTAAAGCTAATGTGGTTAACAGGAGTCTTTTCATAAGTGATTTTACGGTACATGAGGTTTGTTTGACTGTCCAGAGGGATTTTCGGTTGGCGGCGATCCGTCTTTCGTGAAGAAGGTTGTATTGGAAAGCCCCGGTATCTTCGAGACGAGCCACTTCTCGATCCAAGCCAGAGCGTAATTATGCACAGCCCAAGCGATTGCGCCGATGACGAAGCCCACGGCGAGATTGCGAGCCGTCCAAACGTGATGCGGCATGGTTGTCGGCCTGCCATCGGCAATGAACATCATGAACAGTGAGCCCGTGATCATGACAACAAGCGGGATCGCGTCGTTTGGGAACCACTTGAGGTTCAACCCGCGCCACGCATAACCAACGGCGATGCAGAGGACGAGGACCAAGCCTGCGGCGGGTAAGCCTTGCAGTTTGTCTAGGTAGCTAAGGATGTCGTTTAGGGTATTCATGTTTTTTCAGTTTGTTTGAGTTCGAGCGCCTTCTGAACGCCTTTTGCCCGCTCATCGGTCACGTCGAGCTTGCTTTTGATTTTCACGAGTTCCGCAAACATCCAGCCTTGAAACGCGAGCCATGCCGCGACGAGGGTTTCAACTAGGCCATCTGGAATGTTGAGGGTCATTTCGACTTGTCCCTTTGCTCTGCCGCCCCCTCCTCTCGCGATTTTGCCTTCTCTGCCGCTATCAGTTCGGTCAATCGAGAGTTCATCGTCAAATGAATCTCGTGGAGGCCCTCTCTTATTTTCGGGACGTGATAAGCAATCCATCCGTTTACGACGACGCTAATCGCCCCACAAACGCCGAGAATGACTTCGCCTTTCTCAATCATGGCTTTTTGACTGGAGGCACAACAATTACTCCCATCGCCGTTTCAATCTGTCCAACGCGCCGTTCGAGGTCATTGTGCTCGATCCTCAATGCCGTAATCTCGTCAAAGGCTTTATCCGCCTTATGAATTCCGATTCCAACCATTGTCGAGACGATTGCCAGAACTACGGTGTTTAGGCTTATGCTAATTTGCGCTGCTTTGTTTGCCATATATTCCGATAATCCCATATAGACCTTTCGCTCGGTCCTTGAGGTTTAGTCGAGGTTCGCAAAGTCATTGCCCCGGCGCTGGTGGAAGCGGATATTTCATTGCCCGATTTTGATAAAACCCCCGGGCAGCGTCGGGAGCCACACGCCGGGATAGGAAAAAGGGCCGATCGTACCGTTTCCGTTGGTCGGTTGAATCGTATAGAAACCGGCACTTGCCGCCGATGGGATTGAGCTTGTCCACCATGATCCAGCCGGTCCCTGAGTCAAGAACTGAGCGGCGGGATACGAGGCAACAACCGGCCAGTTGGTTATCGGGATCGCTACGTTCGTCGAAAAGCTCACGTTGAGCGTTATATTCGTCAGCCAATCGTTCGTGGACAGCCCGCCAAGTTCACCTGCGCTCCCCGGCTGAAATCGGAAATAGAGCGTTGCGCCAGCCGAGATGATGACGGCCAGAGCGGAGATCGCGAGCGTTACGAGTGCTTTCTTCATAATGCGTATTTTACCACCCTATTTCTTACGGCCCAAATTGCAAGCCAGAGCGACGACACTATTCCGAGCTTTGCTTTCATCTTTACGAGGTGATCTTGGATAGTTTTCTCGCTGATTCCAAGCTCAAACGCGGCTTGTTTCTGAGATGTGGTTTTGAGCCATGCCCTGAGAACTTCTCGTTGTCGTTTCGTGAGCTTCATTGCCCGTTTTGGATGAGAGTTCCACCCTGAAGGGTTTGAACCGTTCCGCTCCCAAGCGAGGTGTTTGGGATGGATAGCGCCGTTCCAGCTTGATTCATGGCCGCAAAGCGCGTCATCGCGGGGTTTGGCGTAAAGTTTGTCACGGTCAAATCACTACCCACCCCCGGCCAGCGAGAGGCATCCCACCATGAGGGCGTTGAAGCGTAGTAATAAGAGTTTGAGAACACAGTGCTGAGCCCTGCCGTGTAAACGATCCCGCCATTTGTGCTCGTCACGGTGTCCTGATTGCCGTGGATCAAGATGCTGTTCGTCACCTGAAGGTCGTAGCCGTTGAGCGTCCAGGCCGTGTTTGAGTAGCCGAGCATGAATATGTCGCTTGGAGCAACACTTGGAGGCGTTGCATAATTGGTGTGGTAGGACTTCACGCCCAGCACGTTGTTGATAATGTTTTCCCAGCGGTTCGAGCACATGACCCCGATGGCAAACGTGTTGTCCGTCATGTTGGTGTCCCACCCGGGGCAGTCGTTGCGGAAGGCGGTGTTGTGGCTGCTGCTGCCGTGCGTGTTGTCGAAATATACCCCAGCGCCGTTGGTCGAAGTCGTAAACTCGTTCCCCTCGTAAAGGTTGTAATCCGGGTGCCCGCCGTGAGTCTTTATGCCCTCGTTGAGGAAATGCGGGCTGCTATCGTAGCGCGGCCATGCGAGGTAGTTATACCCGATCACGTTTCCGCTTGCGGTGGCAAGTCGAATCGGCCCTGTGACTTCGTAAGTGATATTGTCTTCCACCTTGATCGCAGAAGAGCAGTACAGATAAACGCCGTAAGAACTGGTGCCGTAGCTCGTGTCGATATGGAAATAGCACTCGCGGATCTCCCCGCAAGTGCTCTCAAACCAATAGACGTGAGCCAAGTTTCCGCTTCGGCTTTCCACATTCTTGAGCCAGCAATCCACGCTGTCTTGAACGAGAATGTTGTAGCTGGGGCTTCCGGCAGAAGTGTCGATGCAAAGGTTCTCGATACCGGCCTTTCGGATGCTCGTGTTGCTGCCCAGCCAGAACGCCTGAGGACTCAAGCTCGATAGCCAGTTTGTCGCGTAGATCGGAGGAAACACCGTTACCATCGTGTTCGTTGTGATTGCCGTTACGACAACGATTTGCTGGTGGATAAGGGTCGAGTTGCCAAGCATTCCCGAATAATCGGCAGGCACGTCGCTACCGGAAGGGCTGACCACGCTAAGATCCGGGTTTTCTACGAGGATAACGGCCTGCCCAACAGCGAGATTTGGCACGGAACTAAAGAACAGGTTTGTGCTTCCAGCCGTGTAGCCGTTCGTCCAAGTGACATTGTTCGGTGGTGGATTTATGGTAGCCGAGCCGCGAATCCGCAACGCCTCGAAACCGCCGCCGATGTAATTCAGGACCGTGTTCGTCGGACCATCGCCGCGCAAAACCACGCCGTTGAGAACGTCCAGAAAGTTCGTGAGCGTGTACGGACCCCCGTTGAGCTTCACGACCTGATTACTTGGGCAGTTGTTGATCCCAGTCTGGATCTGCGCCCAGTAATTCGTTGAGTAAAAATTCGTGTAAATCGTGCTGACAGTCGGTACCCCGCCGCGCACTCCTGCCGTTGTCCAGTCCGTACGGTGATCCGCGATCAAGCAATCTGCTGAATTGGTAGGGATCAACGGAAAGACAGCGTTGGCTCCAACGGCAAAAATGATGTTGTCGTAGTAATTAAAGGCTGGCACGCCAACATTGTTCGGGCTGTGGTTCATCCCAAACTTTATGCTAGTCATGCTGGAATTGTTGCAGGCCAGGGAATTAGTCAACCCTATCGGGGCCATGTTCGTTGGATTGTACAGGGCAATTTGGGTAAGGTGCCCCCCGTTGTACTCTTGTGAAACAAAATACCAGTAGCCATTGTTATCCTTGCCGGTCAGATCGATATAATTAGGATCGGCGGGGGTGCCGTTCTGGTTGTGCGTTTTCAGGTGTTGGGACGTGTTGCCGTTCATCTCGAAGCTGTTGACGGAGAAATCGCCCCCGTCCTGAATCGTCACCTCGTCATAGAAATTGAAGTCTCCGCTTCCGCCGAAACCCGGTCGCCACATATAACTGATTACCACATGCGATTGTCCCGCAAAAAGCCAAGCGGCTTCCTCAAAGACCGAGCCTTGGGTGTAAAGGCAGCGTGTGCCGTGACTCGGTTGAATCACCGTCCCGCCAACACTGACTGGTCCAGGCAAGGCCGGTCCCTCGATGTTGGTAATCGCCAGGACACTTGCGCTGCCTGGGGTGGATGGGCCATTAACATAGACGTTGTACCCATTGAACGCAGAGCCTCCCGCTCGAACGCTGTTGGAAACTATTGTCGGGGTAACGATTGTCCCGGCGCTGGAAGTCTCGAAGTCGATATAGGCGTCAACGTGAATCTGTGCCGATGCAAGGCCAGCAACGAACAGGGCAGTCAGGATTGCGAGTACCGTTTTCACTGCGACGATATAGTTCCGGCTCTAATACTTTCAATCGTGCCGCTACTCAAACCGGCGATGGTGCCAACACTGGCAACGGTCGTTGTGTTTGTCAGGGCGCTATCCTGGGCAAGCAGAACCGCATCTTGAGACGAGCCCCAAGGCGGGGTAAACGATTGGGCAGCAGAACCGCCAGCAACCGTAAGTGTGGGGGAGTTGGTAAGGTTCTTTGGATCGAGCCATTCGTAAGCGATCACCCGACCGTTCGCCGTGCTAAGATTCATCGTGAAAGTCCCGCCGCTTGGGGCATAAGCAAGGAACTGATTGGAATTAACTGACGTATTCCCAAGGCACCAGCCGGTCGAGCAAATTGAGTTTGAAGTCACCGTTAAACCCACCAAGTTTCCCCCTTTGTTGATCTTGCCGATGTAGGTCGCTATCCAGCCCAAATTAAAGCGAAGGTTGTTCCAATAATTCGTGGGTGCGCTTCCAACTCCATTGACTATGCCGGAAGGTATATTTCTGGTGCCCGTTGGCCAATAAATAACGTAAGGGTCCATAAACAACCCTTGATGCCCATTACAAACTTCTTCCCAAATCCAGTTGCGATTTACCTGCTGTGAATCATTCCACATGCCGAAGTAAAGGTGATCACTATCAGCCAGCACGACCTTGCACGTCGGGGTATTCGTGCCGCAGCTTGTGGACGTAGAAATCTTAGTCCCAGGAGCAACCGCATCGGCGGCAGAATTGTAAAGCACACTGTCGGTAGGGGGCGGGGTCGTGAGGCTGGCGTACATGATAGGATGCTGCAAAGTGTTGGTTGCCTCCACTGCTCGAATAACACTAATAACATGATTCTGCCAAAACTGTGAGTTTGTCGGCGCTTCCTCAGAAGGCTCCCAAAGGATGTTTGGCAAATCTCCAATCTGGCTGATGACGTGCGCAATGTATTTATCCTGCACGTCAGTAATTGCATTGGTTGCCACCATCGTCATCGAGGTTTGCGAGCTTCCGCCGCCGTCATCAATGCCGTTGATATTATTTGCTGCCGTGTATGGATAACCGTCCCCAGAACCGCGAAAGAAAATCAAGCCGGTGCCGTCAAAAAGTTGGACGATTGCGTAAATCCCGTTTGTCTGAAGTTCGATCACCCTACTCCTCAGGCGGGCAAAGTAATTCGTGTCGAACACGGTAAAATCGAACTTGAGCAGCCCATCTGTCGCGTTACCGGGGCCGTTTCTCGCCCATTGATACGGCGACATAATCCATGTAGTGCTACCGCCCGCTGCACCCCAGTTGTACATTTGCGGAAAGTCTTTGTGCCAAACAATCGTTGCGGAATGGCCCCAAAAAACAAGGTTCGTCACATATTGATCGAAGTTGAGAGGGGTTACTGAGCCGCCAGAGGCTAACCCGAGATCCAGAAAGTCGTTCCATGTTTGAGAGCCAACGAGAATGACGCCCTTGCCTGTTGCGTCGGTGAAGTAATTGGGGTTGCTGGACGCGCGCAGGACACTCGTAATCGTCGCGGCGTTCGCGCTCAGGCAGCAAAGCAGGATGGAGAGTGCGAGTCTCACGGCGAGCTTCCAACCCAGTTTGTCACGGCCATGAGGCAAGTGCTATCCGCTGAACTATACCGAATCCCCGGAAACCCATTAGTGATGACGTGGAACGGGTGCATGTTGGTCAACTGGACGTTATTGTAAGTTACGATCAGATTCACATTGTTCGTGAGGTCGCTCCCGGTGACAGATAGCGTGAGTTCTGCTCCTGTGACGTAGGTAACAGTAATGTCTGCAAGCTGTGTATTCCCGACGCCAGATATACGCTCTTCCAGCCTCACGTTGCCCTGCCAAACGATAGCCTCGTAATATGTCCTCACCGTCGGACTGCATCGAACGAATGGCCCCCACCCGCCGCCAGCAGCGGTATTCGGACCTCCAGTTACCCAAGTGCTTGAGGTTTGGGATGGGCAATTAGTCCACCCAAGCGCCCCGTCGAAATACATTTCACCGTTAGGACTTGCGCAGTTGGTCCAAGTGCAGACATTTCCGGAGACCTGTAAGGCCCCTTGACCTGATACCAGTTTCCAATTCCCGCCTTGGCTCAATGGGTTCTCATTAGCACGGTGGAAGGTGTCAGCGGCGTTGATGCTGCAACCGGCAGCGGTCGAGGCGTACTGATTCCAAGGAGCAAAGATCACCTCGCTTTGGCCGCTTGCCAACTGCGCGACAACCAATAGCAATGATATCAGGATGTTTCTCACGGCATTGTTATGCTGCCCCTGGCGACGTTGGTCGCGGTTCCAAATATCGAGACATGGTGAAGGTAGAGGGTATTTGAAATTGAGAACTGCGGCGCTGTGTTATTCACCGCGAATTGAACCGTCACAGCCCTGCCGGGGAGAGGAGCGGCGGTGCTATTGGCTATTACAATCCCAGGCAACTGCGTATTGGTAGTCCAAAACGTCGAGACGCCTACCGTGTCAACCCGGTTTGTGACCGTGACCGCAGTCCCGAGAGCCGAGCCGTAGGTGCTCGCTGAGGCGGTAACTACGTTGGTTGTCTTCGTGTTGAAGTTTGTGCCGCCCACGAACCACGCCTCCGCAGTGATCGGAGTGCTGTCGTAGTTGTAAGGGAGCGGGAATACTGCATAAATGTTTGTTCCCGTTGCCGTCACCTGCCACATAGGACGGGACGGTCCAGCGCCCTGGATCGACGTAGAGGCGGCTCCAGGCGTGTTTGTGACGTAAGACATTGATCCAGTATCCGCCGGGTTAAGTGCAAATCCGGGGATGTCGATGCGCCATACGCCGCCGGTAATTGCGCCACCGTTCAAATTTGTTAGTCCCGACCCGGCAGTGCCGTTGAACACTGTCGTAGCCGTCACGCTTCCCGGCCCTACAAAAGTGCTCGGGGTGGAAAGAATAGGGTTGGCCGCTGTCCCGCCTACTGTCACCTGATTCGCGGTGCCAGTAATGCCCTGGACTCCAGTGAGGTTTGTTCCGCTTGGCATTGCGATCTGTCCACCGAAGAGCGTGGCGGTGTCACCGGCCCCGGCTAAGATGTTTGTAAACACGTAACCGAGCCCATTTGCCACCCATCCGCTAAGCAGATTTGTTTGGTCGGCAGCAAATCCAAGGGTCGAGCTAGTGTATCCAACAGCATTAGTGGTGCTCCCAAATACCCACAGAGCTACAGCCGCCTGACCGCTCACATTGGAAACGTGCGTGTTTACGTTCACACTCACGTGGATCGGACCTCCGAGCGTGTTGGTATAAAGTTGCCCAGAGATAAAATTGGTGTTTGCGAGATAACCGTTGGTTGTCGAACCTCCACCACTCACCGTCAGACCATAGTTTGTTGAGCCGTCACCGCTCGTCGTTGGAGTCACGGTGATGCCGCTGATCGCTGAAATCGTCGGCATCTTAATCGTGTTGTAAATCGTCGGCTTGGTGAAGTAGTCGTCACCGGTGTTTTGAATCGGGATGAAGGTCCGCGTGTCGCCCGCCGCAATCGTGTCGAACTGAGCCGCCCCGATGTCTGTGATGGTCTGCTTCTGGTTGCCCCAAATGTCCTGCGTCGGAAAGGTTGTCGAGAGGCCCTTCCCATAAGCAGTCGAATTGGTGCCATTGAGCCAGAAGACACCCGCCGGGAAGTTCACGAATCCGATATTGGCGAAAGACGAAACCACGTCATGAGCCCCAGCAACTCCGGCAGGCATCGCAATGGTGCCAAGCTGATAGTCGCCAAAGATAGTCGGAGCCGCACCCGCAACGCCCAATGAAATCGCCACGGTTATCGACTGGACGGTATTGGTGAGAACGATGTTATTCGTGAGATACATGGCCCCGTATCGCACGCCCATCGAGTCAAGGAAGTCATTGTTATAAACCGTGTTCGTGCCAGCCGTGGCCGCCGCGCCATCAGTCGCCCACACTACGCAGCCGTAATTGTTGGTCGCGCCATAGGTGAAGTTGCCGTAAATCCGGTCCCCGGTAATCGTGTCGCCAGTGATGCCAGAGAAGAACTGGAAATTGCAGCCATTGGTTGGGAAGAGCCCCACGGTGAAGCGCACCGTGTTATTTCGTCCGTTCACGTAAAGATTGTGGAAGTGCGCCCCGGTGGTGTCGTTAGTTGTCCCGTTGCGAGTCAGTAGGCAATACTCCACGATGTTGTTTGAGCAGTTAACTTCGGTCAGGTTGACTCCCTGCTGTGAAGATCGGTCGATCCAGAGGTTGCGAAAGGTATTGTCATGTCCGCCGCCGCCGAGGCCGTCCACTGCCGAGTTGCTGATGATCAAACCATCCAAAACGAAGTTGGTGATGACGGGCGACGCCACCATCAGAATTCCACCATTGACCGAGTTCACGATTCCAGCCGTCCACTTGTGCTGAGATTTAACCGTTGTCGGATGCTGTGGAGTTCCCCAAGCTCCAGTGAACTGCCAGGGACCGGTGAAATAGTTATAATCCAGAAGGATGATCGTATTGCCGTTGGTCGCAGCGGCCTGGGCAGTCGCCGCGTCCACTGGGGCCAGCGGCGTGCCGGGGAAATTCCCGCTCGAGCCGTTCGTTGCGACGTAGATCGTCAGGCTCGTGAGATTGTTGCTCAGAACCAGATCGTTGTTGGTTGGGTTTGGGCCGGCCCCGCCTCCGGGGATCCCGTTGGTAACCACATCTCCGGCGGCAGTAACGCCGAGCATCATCACCGCCGCCGCACTGCCTGCGTTGGATATATTGACAGACGAGAGATAGGTTTTGCCGACGTTTGTTGATGGCCCAGAATCAAATTGCCAGTTATCCACAAGACCGCCGCTGAAAGTGGAAAGCGCTGTTTCGCTGAATAGCCCAGTCAAGGCAACCGTGCGGCTGTCGTTCGTAGCAACCTTTTGAGAGAGTTCTATTGGAAGCGTCACCCCGGATGCATTGGTCAATGAAGTGTCGAGCCCGTTGTAACTCGTCGCGGTCATTGTCCCCTTAATCGTCTCGTTGCCAGAAGTGTCCAAAAGAAATTGATGGTTGGTTCCAAGGTCAACGAATCCGTTGGTGGCCACTGCCGCAACCTGATTCGTCAACCCGTTTGGCTGGCTTTGGCTCGATGACCATGTGACGGCGTTGGAGCTTCCCGGGGATGAACCTTGCATGACTGCGCCATTGGTAAACGTGATCGAGGCCACATTGGTCATGTTGGTGTTCAAACTGACTTGCGAGCCGCTCACCAAGATATCCACACCAGCCGACACCGTGCCTCCACTTGGAACGGCGTTAGTGACGACATCGCCAGCCGCCGTCACTCCCAGCATCCACGTTGCCGCCGCGCTTCCAGCGTTGGAAATGTTGATAGAAGAAAGGTAAAGTTTCCCCACATTAGTTTCGCCACCAGTCACGAATTCCCATCCAGTCACCGATAGGTTTCCGCCGAAAGTTCCGTTGCCGGTCGTATTGATGGCATTGGTGATCGGCCCGCCCACAATGTTCGGACCAGTGAGGTTCGTCCAAAAGCTACCATCCCAAGTGCTCAGCGCGGCCTTGAGATTCGCAGCCGTATCACTGATGCCGTAGCCCGCGAAAGTTGTCGGATTGCTTCCGCTCGTCTCTCGCCCTTGCGCATCGAAGGTCACACTCCTGTAGGTTCCCGCCGTCCCGGTATTTTTCAGGAAGGCCGGAATATCCGCAGTTCCCGCTGGCGCGTTAGTGTAAGGCCCGAAAAGAACGTCGCCTGTATTCCAGAAATTAAGAGCCGTTGCGCTAGTGACCTGATTAACCCCGTTCGATTGCACGGTGGCAATGCCGCCGCCTCCAGCGCCAGTAGAGGCTATAGTTACTGTGGCAACCGAACCAGCAGAGCTTCCCGTGACCGTGACGTTTGCGCCCGCGTTAATGTTTAACGTGCCCTGCCCAGTCGCAAGCTGCACGCCATTGGTCTGCACTGTGACTCCCGCTGTAACGTTCGAAAGATTAGACCCGTCGCCGTAATGGAAGTTGCCAACGAGGTTTTGCGCATTCGTAATGCTATTGCCCCCCGCGTCCAAATCACCTTGCAGAACCCCGTTAACAATCGGGAAATGGGACACTGCCGCAATGCAAAGAATGGCGATCCCTGTCAGGAATCCACCCCATAGGAACTTTTTCATGGTTGTTTAAAAGGCTGCGAGCCACGCCATTTTGTAGCTTGCGCTATCGGTGTGGCCGTTCATCGAGAACTGATAACCGTCTGATGTTTCCGACCCTGAAACCGTGCTGGCGACAAGGACAAGCCCATTTGCTGGCTGTTTAACGGTGAGTTGGAAGGAAACCGGAGTCCCAGGAAGGGCGAGGCCGGTCACGGTACCGGATGAAACATTATTCCCCAGGTTGACGACGCCCGCTTTGAATGAGCCTGGATTGCCTATGGGGATACCGCCGCCACCTCCACCCCCGCCCCCGCCAGAGTTGGTGGCTTGAAGCTCTTTCAAGAGCAAGATCCGGCGCGTATCGCCCGTTTTGGGAATTGTCCCGCTACCGTAGAACTCTGTTGGTGGCATTGTATCCTTTCAAATGCCGTTTTGAACGGCGTCAATTTTCAACAACAAGACTCGCCGCGTATCTGACGACATCGGATAACGATCCGCACTCACTGCGCCTTTATTCTGGATGAGCGAACGCAGGCGCTTTACCAGAAGGATGCGGCGGGTATCCGAAGTTTTCGGCACTACACCGCTCCCATAACGCTCCTGCTTTCCGCCCGACCAGATTTCAGTCGGCATGAAGCGCCCTTATTCGCCAGTTCGATTCTGGGCCATGAAGGTACCGGGCACCTTAACCACGGCAACATTGGTTGCTGACTCCGCAGTTACGGTACGCGATCCGTCGCTTGCCCAACCGCCAATGTAGCCGGTTCTCCCAGCCTTAATACGCGGAGTGGTGGCTGTGCCGCCACTGGACAGCCAGTAAGCTTGAGCAAACCCGATCTTGTTGAACAGGGAACGCTCGTGTCTAACCGTGTGAATGACTCTTGGCATAATTGATTTGTTTCCGTTGATTGTTTAACCGTTGTAACTGTTCGGGTTAGGCGCTCCACCTTCACCCATGCTGGTTGAGAGTTCCTGAGCGTAACCGCTGTAATCCGGCTTGTGCTCTTGTCGCTCTTCGCCGCCCTCTTCCTTTTTGTCGCCGTAACCAGGGCAATCGGTATCGCCGAGCTTCGTCATGCAAAGCTTCCCGCCTTCTTTGGCGCGAAAGGAACAGACCAGATCAAAATCCTTGTCGGGTTCGACGTTCTCTGGGGCATGGAAACCTTTAGGCGGCGTGAATTCGATTTTTTCGCTCATAGTGACCTTTCAAAAAGGGTGGCCGGTCGTTGCACCAACCACCCCAACCACACAACTAACCAAACTCCGGTCATTCGCTAACCGAAGATGTTGTAAGCCTGTCAATTACGAGCAGGTAACTGTATCGAACGCCGAGGAACACCGAACGAACATGATCATGCGCCCGTACAACGGGAACATAGGACGGAGTGCATGACGGTATTCCGCGAAATGTCGCCCGTACTTCTTCATCGGGTCTTGGACGCCCGTGCAGCTTGCGATGCCAAGGAGGGCATCATTGCCGGTAACGAAGTGCCATTCGCCGAAGTAGTTCTGCGCGTTGAGCTTCATCCCGGGAGCCGAGTTCATCGGCATCAGGACTTCCTCAGTCATTACCCAAGGATTGAGCACTTCGCAGCTTTCGTACTGCGCCAGCGCCGGATTGCGCCACGAGGGGTTAACAATGGCAACCTGCCCCTTGGTCGCGTTGATGGACGCTGTGGACATCTGCCACGTCGGAACACGCTTCAGGATGCCGTCATTGGCACCGTAAACGAATCCAACGCCCTGTCCCTGTGCGCCGGTAAGGTCAACCTGCTGCATCGTCCAACGCGCCGGGAAGCGGTTGATGACGTGCCGGAAGTTCTTGATGATGCGAGACGCGCCAAGGCGTTTAATCACCGGGTTAGTGTCGCCCCAGCCCTGGAACGACTGGTTGAAGTCAGAGCGCAACTCGCTGTTGTTAAGCAGCAAGCGATGGCTCATCGTCTGACCGATATACAGGGGATAAACAGGACCATCCGGCCCCTGCGTGATCCAGCCGTTCGAATTGGGTTCGTCCGCACCCTCTTCAGCGAGTTCGACCGCCGTGCTGTCCAGCATTTCCTGGGTAAGCTCGGAAGTCGGAACGTTACCGCCTTGCAGGGAAGTCACGTTAGGAGACGATGGCGCGGGCTGGGTAGTGAAGTCGCCAGCAGTGAACGCAAAGCTCGCGTTTGCCGCCGCTTTGCTGGAGTATTGCCGGTACACATTGCCGATCCGGTTGATGATCGACTTGCGATTGCGTTTTTCAAGGGCTTGGAAATACCGCTCCCAGAACGCTTTGGAGTTCCAATACATCACGAGGTCGTCTTGGCAGATGAGCGGACCCATCAGGCCGAAGTTCTCGGGTTTGTACTGCGCTTCGACCTGCCCCACGTACGTCTGATTGTAGGTCAGGTTACAAGCGCCGTTGGGATTAGCATTGGAATCAATCGCCGCGATAGCATTCCAAGTTTCCTCATCAGTTGCAGGCTCCGACCGACCGATTGTGAACTGCGAACGGACGTACCCGGCACCTTGGGGGTAATTATCCCGTGGAATGAGGTTAAGCCACGGATCTTTCCAGCTTGCGCGGACGAGTAACCAAGTGTGTTACAACCTCTTGCGGGGCGGCTTGGTCATTTCTGCCAAGCTCCAGCAGTTACCTGCCGGTTCAGACTATATCATGCCCGGTAGATCGGGCTCTGGGGCGGCTACCAACCTCTCGATTGGCGGCATAGTCGTTACACCTTCCGGTATTACTCGGCTCGGCTCGGGATTGTCCTTTGGGTGCGCTATTGCCACAAAGCAGTTCCCCCGAATTTTCCAGATTTTCTCGCATAAGCACTTTTGCGCTACGCTAATGCGGCGACATCAGTTTATCGGTCCCAAATCTTCAACCTTCGCCCGTAGTACGTCGAAGGGGGTTGTGCATGCCATAAATTGTTGTCTTTAAGATTGTTACGGATTCGAGTGGCCCACACAGGCACACTACATACCGCTTGCGTTTATCGGGGGGGGTGACTGTCGCCTGGGATGGCGACTTTGGCGGCATGCACCTTGTCAGGATGCTGCGCTCTGTTGCTGCTGCCTTTGGTTAGGTGTTAGCCACACCCAGCCTTGTAACCAATCGTAGGCAACTTACAGACACGCGATCTTGTCTCGCTTCGGCCCCCTGGCGTCCACGGGATGCGATCACCGAATCTGAGAAGAGAACTATCTTATGTTGTGAACCCTGTCAAGCCCTTTTAGAAAGCGCGATAGCTGCTGGCATTCTGAGCGTCCGCAATCTCTTCCAAAGAACTTTAATATCAACGTTTAGCTCATCAGCCCATGCCGCGAGCGACCGGCGCTTGCCATCGACCTCGTAAAACGTAGTGCTGCGTCGATTGCGGCATTGCTCTTTAGGCGTCCTCCAAGCACAATTCGCCTTCCATCCTTTTGAAAGACACTCCTCGCAATGGCCGCAGGAGTAGTGACCGTTGTTATCTAGACGATCTAACGATGTGCGTTCCGGCTTTGGCCCAAGGTCTTTGTAAAATTGAGCGTAATCGTGTTTCCATCCGGCACACATTGTAATTCCCCTGCCTCCATAATCGTTCCATGCCTGATGTTCGGGGTCGAAACATCTACCTTTCGCATGAATCCACGATTTGTATTCGGTAGGCTTTTCCGTTCCAACCGGCCCGCGAGTTAGCCCGTGAGTGATATTTGAACAGCCGCACGTTTTAGACTGACCACGAACCAGCGATTGCGCTCGTACATTAAGGATTCGAAAACAGCGATAGCATCGGCATTCCCAAAGGCTCATTCCATCCTCGCCTTTTCCAGCGAATTTCCTGACGTAAAGCTGTCCGAACATTTTACCATTGAGATCGTTTTTATAAGGCAGGTCGTTCATAAAACCAATCGCCCCCGACAGTGGTAATACTCCCGATCCTGTGCGGAAAGGGACACTGCCGAGGGCTAATTGTTTTGGTTTGGATTCATTCGGTATTACTCGAATGCCCCAAAAGTACCACGTAGAACAATTTTGTCAAACAGAAACTCCCGCCGTGTCCTTCAGCGGGAGTTGTGGGAACGGTGGCGAGCTTGGGAAATTACGTTGCTGCGGGAGGCGCTTCAGTGGCGACTGTTTCGGTAGTTGCCGGTACTGCCGCCGCTTCACCTTGGGTATTCAGAACTGAAAGTTGCGCTTGCGTTGAATCGGGCACTCCCGCCGCCGCAACATCGTCAAGATGCAGACATTCCTTGAGATTTGGGCATGGGTCATCATTCCTCATCTGCGCCAGCCTGCCATTGCAGTAATCGTTTCCGGCGACCGCGTTGTAAAGGATGCCGCTTTGTCCGGTCGTAACGATAACAACCTTATCCCCGTTTTTCGCTACCCTACCATTCTTGTAATGCATGTGTTTTCCTATGATTGATTGTTTAACTTTCTCCCCATCCCGGCAAATTCTTCGTCCATGCGTTCGTTGCTTCCATCGGATTCATTCCAGCCTTGAGATCCGCTCTCGGAGTCGTATCCCCATTAGCCGCGCTTCCCGTCCCGCCTTTTCCGGCCCCAGGTTGAGCCGCTGTGAGAGCTTTCACCTGCTCTTCGAGCTTAGTAATCGTTTCCTGGCTCTCCTTCATGTCGTTTTGGTACGCCTGGAGAATCGCGGGTACCGCCGTCGCGTGGAAGGCGGCTCTCACAATGTCGGCGGGTTTGAGTCCTTGCCCGCTCAAAAGCTTCTTGGCGGTGGCAATGCGCTCATCCACGGCCTGATTCCATGCGACATCATCAGCGCGTTTCTGGAATATCGCCATGCCGTCCTTTTCAGAAGTTATCTGGGCTGTAACCTCGTTGATGACGCGCTCCTTCGCCGCTGCGTTCTGCGCCTGTTTAACCTTCTGCTCCTCGGTTAACTGCGTCCGGTGTTCCCCGGCTTTGGCGATTTCCGCCGTCTTCTCTTGGTTAATCCCTTCCAAGGCATTCAGGACAGCCCCTATACGTGATTGCTGGAGAATGGGGAGATCGGAAACGAATTCCTCGATCTGCTGGTTTTTGTAATCGGAGTCGGGGAGTGCCAGCAGCTTTTCGAATGCTGGGCCTTTTTCCGCACCGACGATGCGCTTGCCAAGCTCTTTTTGCGCGGCGACCTTGTTTTCGAAGTATGCCTGGAACTTTGGATGCTGCGTTACGTCGAGAACTTGGAGACGTTTTGACATCTCTTCGTTCTCTTTTTCAAGGCGTTGAAGCTTGGACGTGACTTCCGGTGATGCTTCTCCAGCCTTTGCAGCCGTTTCTTGAACGGTTTTAAGCTGGGTCTCCATGTCCTTGAGCTTCGCTTCCCGGGCGTCGATTTCGGCCTGAAGCTTTGCCTCCTTATCGGCGTGAACCTTCTTGTACTTGTCCCAGTCGCTTGAGTTGCGAGGCCACTTTTCCTGCCCCGGTTCGACCTTCTTCGCCGCTTCTTCGGCTTTCTTGGCTTCTTCAGCCGCTTTAGCAGCCGCAGCTTCAGCTTCAGCCTTCGCCTTATCAGCCGCCGCAGCTTTAGCAGACTCATCGGCCAATCGCTGCTTTTGAGCGGCATCGGCAGGCTGGCCAGCGGACTCGCTTGCAGGCTTAGCAGCCCCAGGCAATCCAGTGCCTCGATCTCCTGTAGGTTGCGGAGTAGTTGTGCCATCGGATTCCTTTTTTCGCTGTGGCGGTGGTGGTTCGTTCGGTTGAATCGGGCCGTCGTTTTCGAGATTCGGCAGGGCTTCGACCCATTCGCCCATTCCAAGTTGCAGGTCTTCGGCGGATTTGGCTTCAGTTGTGCCTTCAACAGCGGCGGGACTGCGCAGGATGTGGTTCAATATCATAAAGCAGTTATTTAACTAACACTTATCTTTGTGGGATTTCAAGCATGTTCTGGCAATTCTTCTTCGGGCTGAGAAAAGTCAGCTTCAAGGTCCACCTTCGGCACTTGCGGCGATCCAAGCGCGAAAAGGTTGTTCAGGGCGAGTTGGTACCCTTCCGACTTCGATTGCTCCATTGCCCGGGCGTCGATGCTCATTTCGCGCAAGGCGATATAGTTGTGTGGCGCGGCGTTTTCCAAGGCATCGATCATGATTTGAAAATCTGGGTCGTTGAGAAACTTTCTGGCCATCGTGACCAGATCCGCGTTCGAGCGCCATTCCTCGATGCTGATGCGGGATGAAAGCCTTCGTATGAGAAGCAGCTTGCGCGGTTGGGGACGGAAGAAGTTAAGCAGTCTCTTCATTTTGTTTCAAACTTCCATTCGCCGTAGTAAGCTTTCTTAAAGTCTGGGTGGACAATGAAATACATCGGCTCAGCATCGATCCACGCGGGATTGGGTTCGAGTTCCGCCGCAACTTCATCTAGATAAGCTTGGGTCAAGCCTCCGCGAGTCAGCTTCCACTTCACCGGCTCAAACTTAGGAATGAAGATCCCGGGTGCTACTGCGGCACCGGCAGTAAGCATGGCGAGCGATTTGAAAAAGGATCTGCTGTTCACATTTCCGCCTTTTTCGCCGCCTTAATCCACTTGTCCTGTAACTTCTCCGTGCGTTCGTGCTCGGTTTTCAAGATCGCAGTCCTCGCGTATTTCTTCGAGTAAGGCTCTTCCTTCGCCTGCCTCAAAGCCAAGTGTTCTGAATCCGCCAGTTGTTCACAAATCATGTTGCCGTGCTCGTCGAGGATCACGTAGCACTTTTGGTTAATAATGGGATTCCACAACGGTTGTTTCATGGCAGTATCACTGGTTCGCCTTCCGCGCTTTGTTGCCGATTTCCACATTGACAGGTCGTGAACTCTGGCATTCCAGGGCCAACGAGCTTCTCGTAACTATAGCAGAAATGCCAGCCTTCTTTGACTTCCTCGGCAGTAAGCTCAAGATCGGGGTTCGTGGTGAGGGCTTGTAGTCGGTTGGGGGTCATTTCATGTTGGTGCTTGCGGGCCTTCGTCGCAATGCCTCATCCAGCGTTCGCCTTCAGTCTTTTTTATGAACTCTTTCAGTAGCTTAACCACGTCCTCCCGACGACCGTTCGAGATATACTCAAGCGTCCCTGGGCCAAAATCGCCAGCAAGTAAGACGAACATGGTGTTTGGAGGCAGGCGTGTTTGAATCATCGCCGCAGTCTCCTGAAGGCGCTCTCGGATGTCATTCATTCAAAGAACCTCCCACACCGAATTACGCTGTTGGTCCTGTGGGAGCCGATCATGTTCTCTGTTACGATTCTCGTTTCGACTTCCACTTTGCCGGTAAACAGCACACGAAGTCTATCGGTAAAGCAAAGACTTGAGCGTGATTTGCTAACAATCACGTCCTGATACGATGCTGGCGCTTCGGGGATGTTGCAGATTGTGAATGGGAAGACTCTGGCGCATAACTTATCGCGCCACGTCCACGGTGTTTCTGGTGAGCAAGTACTGTTCATTTGTCTTTTATCATCGCAGCGATATTGACATCGTTTTCGTTCATTATCTTAGCGGCGGTCAAAGCGGCCATTTTGAAATGCTGAAACGTCGCTTGGTAATCATGACCGGATTCGAGTTTTTCAAGCATGTGATAGGTGATTTTCATCTGCTCTAAACATTCCACGAGCAGTTCAGACTTAGACACCTCCCGACTCATTTCAAAGCCTCCATGATTCGCGGTGCAAGATAATCCCTCGCGTACGTCGCATTGTGGTACCGTTGATTGTTTTCCATGCCTTTGAGGTAGATGTCGTAAAGGGAGCCTTGTGTTTCGCGGAGTCCACTATAAAGCCATGCAACGGCGACTTCTTCCTCTTCGCGCCAAAACGAATCCTTATCAAGCCTTCTTCCGGTCGGAAGCTGAATACAGTTCCGTCCCGCAACCCAAGGGTAAGACCACTGAAGTTCATCCGGGGCTTGTTGCGCCATAACCGCGTTATACGATGCCTCTGCGCAGCGAAAACACTTCTTCCCTGCCCCAAACATCGAAATACTCACCTTCGCCTTGCCCTGCCACTCGAAGATTTTGCTGTAGTGAATCCGCCTGAAGTGCGGGGTAAAGAGCAGTGCGAAGATCCGCTCGCGCCCTTCTTTCAAAGCAACGTCCAAATCTTCCTCAGTTAAACAGAAGTGAGCGCAGAATCTTCCAGCTTGTCGGAGCAGTTCCCCCATGAGGCGGGGACGGGATTCGTTTGAGTATCCCCAGCTATAGAAAATGTCGATGGGGCGAGCGTTGTACTCCTCGCGGGTATCAACATGGGCTGGCGAAAGGGCGTTGAGGGTCCAGTCGAGGGGATAGACTGGGAATATTAGATTAAACGGACTTGGTGGAGTTGGCGACATCTCGCGTTTAAAATACGCCTTAGTGTTCAGTTCCCGCGCCAGAATAGAGTGAACAAGCTCGTACTGGCCTCCAGGCTCAACGGGCGAAAATCCTAAAATGAATGGTTCCTTGAACGTTTCCGAATGGTCAAAGATTATCACCGGCAGCTTCCGCCGCGAGATCGCATCCAGCGTCATCTTGTCGGGAACGAAGTCTTGCTCGGGAGCGATAAAGGACAGGAACACAACATCGCAATCGTGTACGCCTGCTGGTTCGAAGCCGGGGATTGCGTGGAGAAGGCGGGAGACCATCGGATTCAGCCCGAGCTTTTGGTTGAAGGAGGTGATTAAAGCCCTCACAGCTTTTTAAGCTCCTCCAAAGCGGCCTCGCATTGCTCGTGGTGAGATTTCATGGCCGTCGTGTTTCTATTAAGGGCGGCACGAAAGAAGGCTTCATTATTGCGATCAAAATCGCGTTGAATTCTCAGTCTCCTGCGAGTCTTGCAAATAAGAAAACTCCAGAGGCAAACCCCAACAACTAGGATGAATGCGTTCACAACTCTCATAGTCCAAGCCATCCGATGATTCGTTTTAACCATGATTTGCCGGAGCCGTTGCCGTGGATCGCGCAGGGTTGATTTTTAGTAAGCAGACTTATCACGCGCTTAGTATCTGGCAAATAGGCAAATTCTTGCGGATCGGCATCGTGAAGGGTTTGGGCCAAGATCGCGGTCGTGTCGAGCTTGATGATGTTTTGATGCTCCAAAAAATAAAGGCTGTAGTCGCCCTGGTCGTTTCTCGCGGTCCAACTTCCATCGGGATTATGAACGTCGTCTGGAAAGCCGTAGGTATCGCGCATGGTTTCGAGCATGGAGACGATCGCAGCAGTCTCGCCAACGTAGAAGCCACTATTAACGTACTTATAGGGCGTTGGAGATTCTGGAAACTTGTCTGCGAGGTCAGCAAGAGGGAAACAGTTGCGTTCTGCATTCATCACGATTGGAAAGCCGAAGCCTTTGTAATTGTAAATGATTTCTTCGGTTCCGCAGATTAGCGCGACATCCCATGCATCGCAACAGATCAAATGCTGAAAAGCCGCCCCGTTGGTGTGAATCCAGTCGAGGAGCAATCGTGGCTTACTCATCAAGCCGAAATATTTACCCGGTAAAAACACAGGCGATATTCCTTGCCTCTTGGCGCTCTCAATGAAAGCATCAAGGTGGTAATAGGGCTCTTTAATCCGATCTGGAGTCCTGCTAGAAATAGTTACAACAGGAGTCGTCATGCGTGCTTCTTTATATAAGCCACTCGAAATGCTCAGCTTTGTAACGGATTGGCATGGTTAATCCTTAACTCTCTGGAACAGGTTGAGGTGGCCGCATGCTAGGAGAAACTTGAACCTCGGATCATTGTCCAAATGATCCTTAACGGCCTGCGCGACATCTTCGAGGCCACTCCAGCAACTTCCCACGTTGAGACGGTTGATGCTGGCATCGTCCATCACCAAAAACCCGCCCGCCTTCGTCATCGGCGCATAGGTCTTAATGTCGAACACGACATCTGGATAGTCGTGAGACCCGTCCACGTACACCAAATCATACGGCGCAAATCCGGTGCATTGCTCAACAACCGTTGGATTGCTCGATTTTCCGACAATCAGGATCGGTTTCTGCACTTGAAAATGTTCGTGAATCTGATTTATCCATCCCTTGTAATCGCCAGCAGGATACCGGCATCGAACGTCCTCAGTATTCGTTAAGGTTGTCACGCCGTAGATGTGCGCCTTCTTTTCCATCGTCTTTGCGATGAGCCCGACGAGGCTCAAGACCTGCCCTTTGAAGACGCCGATTTCGAGGAAGGAAAAGTCCGGGGGCATTTGGGCCATGAGAGCCAGCCAAATACAGTGAAAGGCTCTGTCGCCGAAACCGAATTGATTCGCTTCGATCCAGTCGCGGTGCTCCTTGAGAAGCTTGGATTCATCGACCATCTTCGTGCAGCGGGCGTGAAAGTCGTTATTGTACGCGTCTTCGTTGCGCCAGAGATCGACGAAGGCTTGGAGTTCGGGCGTAAGGTTCATGGGTTTAATGACACGCTTTTAAATGGTTGCGGCTTTGGCTCGAAGTCAATCAGGGCACAAGCTGTCCTTGGCGCTTGTCCTAAATAGCCACCCTCGTCAATTACGATCCGCAACGATTGAATCGGGAAGTTTTCGTGACACATTGCCAAAGCGCGTTTCTCGAACTCCGTTTCCGCGATGATTTCAAGCTGCGCGTCTCCGTCGTGGACGTGAAGGTGTGCTTTCATAAATACTTGATGATGTTTGCCCCAAGATGATTCTTGTAATATTCCGGCAGCGAATACTTCCTTGCCGTCTCCATTCCGGCCTGCATGATGTTGTACAGCCTTTCCGGTGCATCCAAATGCGCTTGGAGCTTCAAGATCGATTTGTCCACGTCAGGCAGTCCCCTTCCAAAGTTGTGAACCAGCGAGCCTTCCCCCTTGTTCTTTTCGTAAACGAGCCGTATGCAGTTTTCGCCGTCAATCCAGGGGTAAGTCCAATGCATCGCGATATCGCCCATCGCCATCACGGAGTTTAGCGAGGCTTCGTGGGTTGAGCAGCATTTAATCCCTGAGCCTTCAATCGCGGTCGTTATTCGCGCCGTGCCTTGGTCTGAGAGGTGTTGCGCGGCTGGAAGCTTCCCAGTGCTATAAAGATTGCGCACAGCCGTCCTTGGGAGTCGAAGAAGGGCATTGTGGAGAGCAATCCTGGCTTGGCAGTTTAAGGATTGCGCGAAAAGGATGTCCCATTGTCGCGATTTGAAGTTCTCCAGCGTTTCATTGGTGTGATAATCCTGGCGGTCCTTGGGGTGGGCCGTCCAAAGATAACCGACGAGTTCAAATGGCAGGAGCGGGAATGGGAGATCGGGGCGTTCGTAGCCTTCAAACCACTCGCGGTAGAAGTAAGCTCGTATCCCGTTTCCGCCGCGAACGAAGTTTTGGAAGTTTCGCACCTTGTCTGGTGTTTGCCCCTCGCAGTCAGGCATTGCGCCATCAGCATCGTTCAAGATGAAGATTGGCTTTTTGAGCGCGATTACCGAATCTGCCGTGACCCAATCGAAGGAGTAGGGCGGGGCGGCGGGGGCGTTTGTGAGAACAGCGTCACATTCAGCCAAACTCGATGTCTTTTCAAACTGTTCTGGACAATAATAAACGAGGGTATCCAGAGCATAATGGCAAACAGGATGGACGCCATAGGGATTATTCCCGGCAAAGGTGTTTAGGGTTGTGGCAAAGATTTTAATCATTTCGACGATTCTGCTGGTGTGGGCCTTTGATCGCCTTTTTCGGCCAAATAAATGCACCCGCCAAGTCCAAGAAAGCACGCTAGGATTATCAGGGCCAGTCCTAAACCACTCCAAAAATCAGTCATGTCGGATTTCATAGCTTCTGCGCTATCCAATGTATTTCCTCACCCTTTCCATCCGCCTCAAGCCTTGCCAAGGATGCGCCGGTTGGAAGAAGTTTGCGGTCAAAGTCGCCGGTAGTTGTGTACATCTTCAAGGTATTGAAACCAAACCGCCAAAGCGTTGTCTTGAGCGTCTCTGGTGAATAGTGGGTATAATGATAATCTGCGTCGATCCAGGGCCATTTCTCGCGCATGGTAATCGAGCCCCATCCGGCGAAGTTAGGCACGATGCCGCAAATAATCCCGTTTGGCTCAAGGATGCGATGAATGTAGCCCAAAGCGGAAGCGGTATCAGGAAGATGCTCTAAGCTGTGGCAAAGGCTTACGACTTGCGTGCCGTCAGAAAGAAGGTCTGTCTCCTCAAGCTGGCAACGGTGCGTATAAATCCCAAGCATGCTCGTTGCGAAGTCGGCCATCTCCCTGCATATCTCGATCCCAGTCACGGCGAAATCGTGCTCACGGGCATTATGAAGGAAAGCGCCCCAGCCTGAGCCGCAATCAATAAATTGTCTCCGCTCTGGCCCGACGAAGCCTAGCAAGTCCGACATTAGATCGTTGCGGCGAAGCGGCGTTGTTCGGACTTGATCGAATGTCTCGGGACACTTCATGTGTGAGCCTGGATTGCTCGCATAGCGTTGGTACCACGCTTCCAACTCCTTCACGGGCGGTCTCGTGCGAAGGTAAACGATGCCGCAAGAGTCGCATTGCACAATGTCCCGCGAAGTCCTCGCGGTTTTTGCCTCTGAGGATTTGCAGACGGGACACGGGATGCGCTCGGTGTAGTTCATGGATTCAGCCAACCCCAAGATTTATTATTAAGAATCGCCCGAATTGTATCTTTATGGACAGAAGGGTAATCTAGGGAGATGCTAGTAAAAGATTCTCCAGTGCTCGCGTGTCGTTGTTTTATTGCAATTACTTCTAGCTCTGTCAGGATACGCTTTGGATGCAATTCACCCCTCAGCCAGCGATGTCTTCCTTTCTGTCTGCAATCGTCTTGGTTTTCCTGATTAGTTCCAGTAAAAAGGTGCTCCCAGTTGCAACACTTGCGGTTGTCGCAGTGATGAAGGACGCATAGTCCAAGCGGGATAGAGCCGACAAATAAGACCCACGATAATCTATGAATCAAAATCTTAGCATGATGGACTCCTATTGTTGCGTATCCATTTTTCATTATGTATCCAGTCCAATTCCAGCAACCTGATACTAGGTCAACATTAATCTTTTTTTGAAGCCTTTGGCGCAGATGCTCTCTGCTGAACAGGCGAACTGGTCTTCCAACGCTTTGGCCGCCCGCCAAGCCTTCCATTACGTTTTGCCGCACGCGATTTGGCAGGAGATCGAGATAATCCACCCATCCTTCCAAATTGACTTGCGAGCTTGCTGATTGAGTCATTCATGCAATTAAACCCAACGGCTTCGGATTGTCAATGAAATCCAACAGGGATGTTTGATCTTTCTCTAATAGCTGGTCTGTATATGAATTTCTGAAGAACCTGCAATCCGGGCTTCGGGGTAAGGCTTCACAAACCACTCGTTTACCAAGCCCAATCGCGATAGAAAGCGGGAAGCTTTGGTTCATGAGACAAACCTTGCCGCCAGCGATTATATTCGCCATTTCCATGAAGTCTTTCACCTTCCAAAACGAGACTTTCTTCCCGAAGTTGCGACAAAAGGCATCATGCTCGCTTTCCAGACCAACGAATAGCATATCCTCGTGGTATTTATCCACGGCACGTTGCCACGGAAAAGAATCTTTGCCGGTCGCTGGCGCGTTATACCTGGGAGAACGATGCACGATGAGCTTCCCGGTCTCCATCGGCTTTGTGCATGTGAGCCACGCGGCCTGCTCTTGCGCGTCGAATTTATCGAGCACTCCAAGCTCAAGGAAATGAGCTTGGCAAAGGGTGGTAATATCGTGCTTCTTTCGCAGTGCGGGAGTGTTCCAAATCGTCCTGAAGTGATTCAAATCCCTGCATTGCGGCGGATATTTCTCCGAGTAAGCAACGTGCTTCAGATACGATTGCGCATCCAGAAGGGGCTTGAACATCTCGAACTGTTTCTTGTCGATAGGGACGGCGCAGAGAGCGGTTTTTCGCTGCTCTGGGCCGATGATAAGATCCCCACCGCCGACAGCTTTGATCGCTGGCAACCCGTAAACGACATCGCCCAGGTTCCCCGAATGATAGAAAGGCCCACCATCCCACGAAATCAGCTTCTTCATCCCTTGGACGAATCGTTCTTTCAAAGTCGGTCCAGTCTCAAGAGGCGGATTGATCACGGTGGATAATCCGTTGCGTTGTTCGCGGAGACGGGCGATGAGAGAGCCATCCTTGCATCCGTGGAAAAGCAGGCATTCACGCGGAATGATTGAAAGGTCATCCATCGTCGCGAAATGATGCGCCGTGTTCGTCGCCGGATCTTCGAGGCTTCGGTGAATCAGGCGAGTGACGTGGGCGTTTCGCGTGTTGAGAACCAGATCGGGGCGAACGGTATCGAACGGCAGACCGGCAAACTCCGCATTAAACATGAGTGGGTTATACCGGCGAATGTTGTCTGGATAGCACCCTACACCGTTCATGTGGCGATAAGGCTGGTCGTAAACTGTGCCCATGAAGGCTTTGCGCATCGCTTGATACTCAGCTTCGATAGCATCCAGCCAGCCTTCCCTCATGGGTGCGCAATCCGGCTCTATCCAGAAAAAGGGGACGCGGGCGTGATTTGCCGCATAATCCGCCGCGAGATGGAACATGTGGTTCGCAGCCTGCGGCCAAGGATTATCCGGCTCGGTCTTCGCTCGAATCGAAACAACCTGCTTAAAACCGCACGTTCTGGCCTGGGCCGCGAGTTGAAAGATTATGCTTTCATCCAGCGTAAATGCTCCGATGAGAAGCATCCAGTGTTTCGGGTAAGAGCCAAGCTCGCCAATCCATGAGATTAGATCGGAGGCACGATCAACGTCCTTCGGGTTTGTTGCGAGGGCGAGGAGCACGACTACGGAATAAACGGAAGTTTATCAGCCCTGAAACCGCATGCTCCCCTGTGACCGCCGCCGCCGTACTTCACTGCGATGGCCGACAGGTCCAAATCCTTCCGGTGCGGCGCATGGTACAGGCTCACGTTCCAGAATTTGCCGTTCCAGTAGAAGCCCATAAGCGCGTCGTGGTCTGCACGGGTTGCGGCCTCGAACGTCAGAGAGTTGCAGCGCACGGCGTTAATCGCCATGAACTTCAAGCCCTCCCATTCCACGTCGAATGAGCGGCTTTTGGCAATGAACTCGTCTTGCTTGCGTTGAGCATATTGAACCGCAGAGCCCTGATTGAGTAGCTTTTCAACTACTTGAACTGCCCCGGGATTCATGCTGAGCAACCATTCCCATTCGTTACGCGAAAGCTCCTGGCTTCTCAATCCATGCTGAAACAGTTCAGCGTTAGGATCGCGTTTGTCCCAAATGTCGTATTCACCGGCGAGGCGAACAGCGATTGGCTCTGAAACCCTGCGCTCTATGAAGTCTTCCTTTTTAGCAAGCGCCGGATCGCTGGGGGGATTGTCGGGTCCGGTCTGAGTGAACCATTGCCACGCCAACCGACATGCTGCAACGCCGTCGATTTGATAGCCGCCAACTTCAGGGGGGTGCGTTTTTATCGCGCTTTGATGATGATCAATCCAAATCAAGCGGTTGGACTCCCATGCGTTTACGACTCCCATGTTGAACTGTCCAGACTTTCCACCAAACGTTGCGTCCAGTGGCAGATCCATGACAAGCACGTTTCCTTCAGGGACCGGCAGTGGCGGATCGGCAAAATCCCATCCGATCAACTCAGCTTCAGTCAAAAACTTCCGTGCAATTTCACGGCAGAAAATGCCGTCGTAGTCTGCGCTGTGGTGAATGACTGTGGTTTTCATGTTGTGTGTTTATTCCATCCTCCTAGAAATATGTACCATTACCGCCAAAACCTTCTCGTTCGCAAATCTCATGAGCGCCCCGCTCATATTGCCAACTCTATCTGGTGCGCCGATAACAACCGGCTTAGCGAGCCAAGCGCAAGAGAACATGATCAAGTTTCCCTCGGGGATGAACTTCGTTGCGGCCATGTCCACTGTATAGTTCAACTGATGCGGCCACCACGCGAGCCAATCTGCCGTGGGCGAATCCGCAGCAAGACCGAAATACACGCAATTCTTGTGCAGGAGAGAAAGGGCTTCATCGTAATTTCGATCCCTGGCGCATCGTTCGAAGGCATACAACCACTGCCTCGCGATTACGTCGGGTGTTTGCTTTTCGGATTCGTCTTTCATTTCTCGCAATACATCCACTGCCTAGAGCATTTGCTGCGTGTCAAGAATCCAAGATTGAAAAGTTCGTCCAGGCGATTATTCACGGCGGTTAAAACCACCTTGTCCTTGAAGTCCTTGTGTGCATAAACCTCTGACGCGGTTGCCCTGCCCAGCTTGCGAACTATCTTCAGCGTTTCGAGAAGCGTTTGGTCAAGTTCTACTTCCCCGGTTCCGTCGCAGGATTCGCACTTAACTTTTGGGATTTCGCTGTTCAATGCTCAGCATACTCATTGATTATGCTGAGAAGGTCAAGCGGAAAAGTGAAATATTTTCTGCGCCTAATCCCAGCCCGCAAAAATGTTCTTTTTGCCTTTGACGTGACCGCGCTGTGAGCGGCTGTGGCGAGAGTGGCCTTTTGGCGCTCTGGATGTGGATTTGAACTTTTGCGGGTGAGCGGTGGGGCCAACGGGCTTCCTTGGGAACGGCCAGCCTTCGACGTTTGGCGGAATTGGAGTCCCCAGCACTTCCGTTACTTGGTTGAGCATCCTCTGGCCTTCCGGCGATGCTGATTCATCCATAAATCATTCTCCGTTCGTCACAACCTCTGGCGCTGGCACTTCGTCGGCAAAAGGTATCTCTTCCTCTTCACCTTTCTGGATTCTCTTCAGCACTTCGGCCAGCGATTCAACCTCAGCATCCAGGCCAGAGCACTTAATCTCATCCAGATACCCTTTGATTTTATCAATCGCGCCCTCGATTGAATCGCCTAGAGCAACTACAGAGCCTATCGGCGCGGTGGACTCAGATCGCGGTCGCAGGAGCAAATCTGGCAGGATGTTCACCGTGCCATCGATCATGCAGCAACGCGACGGCTTCACCCATTGATCTAGCTCTTTGGGGTAAAGCAACGGCACAACGTTCGAGCGCGATGGCTCAGCGTACATGATGATTTGCACGCCGAATTCCTCTTCGATTTCGAGCGGGATAAGCTCGCCTTCCGAACCATGCCAGAAGAACGCTCCGAGATTTGTTACCTGCTCCATGATTATAGCCCCTGGCGGTTCTGGCTGTCTCGCGGTGAAGTCCAAGAAGTAATTGATCTGCTCCTTGGTTTCCTCGTCTTCCGCAATCTTTATCTCTGTGCCGAAGCCACTGCGCATGAAGTAACTTGCAGCGACCGGAGCAAACAGGTCGTTCACTTCGCGAACCGGATCGGCAAAATCGTCGTACGGGATGGCGTGAACAATGTGCGAGAGATCTTTGTCCTCGTACCCGAGAAATCCAATCTTCGGGAATTGCGGAAGTCCGGTAGGAGATGCCACCATGAAACCGTCGTAAGCAGCTTCAATAATCGAATCAATGTGCTTAACGAGTGTGAACGTTATGAACTTTCCGACCGGGCCGTAGCGTTGTCGCATCGAGCGAAACTTTGGCTCGGTTAACTCCCAAGTCTCATGCTTCCACGTTTCATCATCCCCGCGAAGATTCAGCTTCACCCACCAGCCTTCGTTCTCCTGAAGGAATTCCTCAAGCTCATCAAGCCCTTGTAAAACGTGGTATTCGGGGACTGGAAGCCCAACCTTTTCAAGCGTCTTATAGAAAAACGGGCGATCGTACTCCAGCCTTTCCGCCTTGCGACTTCCCCAAACCCTCTTCCCGCGATTGATCAAGTCCCTCTGGAGATCGCCGTGATAGATGTTCGGGAAAATGAAAATGTCGTTGCGACTTATCGCATCACTGAAATGCCGCACCCGGTTTATTTCAGGAAAGCCTGTTCCGATGGCGAGCTTTAGGGTCTCGGGATCTGAGTCTTTCCAACCAGCGAAGAAATCTACGCGCCCAAACTCTCTGGCAAGTCGGCGAGCGAGGGAGATGTTGTATCCCGGGTCAAAGACGCAACACGATTTTTCTGAAATGTCGCCGCTCATCTAACCGTGGTTGAGTTCTCTGCACGGAAACGTCTGCGGCGGTCGAATCTTTATCCAGCCGTCTTCATCGCTTTGCCAAACGTAAATATCCTTCGTCCCCGTAGGCACCCATAAAAGGTCTTTGCGCTCAGGCTTATCCGACTCCAGGCACCAGCCGAAGTCACTCATAAGCATTTTACCCTGTTCTCTATCTGGCATTATCGTGTTTGCGGGTTATCGCCTAAGTCTTCGGTGCGGCTGCGGAAAATATCGGCTGGAGTTTCGCACTCGTCTTCATCAGAATCATCCGGCTCGTCTTCTGGCAAACCTTGATCGTCGGTATCGGTGGAACCTTCGGGCATAAATTCTAGTTGACAGTAATGCCATTTTTGATAAAGTAGCAAGCGTAAAGTCCGACTGTAACCGGATGAAACAACCAAAACAAATTTGCACTCGTTCGCCGTTTGGTAGCGGTTCCCAACTGCTGCGTTACAGCAATCGACGGGCGGGTGCGTTGCCAGAAACACGGCAGGGCTGGATGCGGCAGTGCCGTCATTGCCTTGGCCAGTCGCGGCGTGTTACGGCGTGGAATGGTTAATTATGAAATCAGCGACAAAAACCACAGAACTCGGCGGGGATCGTTGTCCCACAAATGGTGCTAAAGATGCAATCGAAATGGAAATTCCGTACATTGCGGAAATTCAGATTCAGGGAAGTGCGGATCTTCTTTTCCACCGTTGGAATTGTGAAGCGGTTGAAGAAAAGGCCAAAGCCAAGAAGGGCAGTGCTGCAAAGAAGTCGGATAACTTGGAAAGTTATGTTTATCGTGACGAGAAAGGCAACCTTGCCATCCCCGGTGAGTACCTACGGATGAGTATCATCGCCGCATCCAAGTTTCGCCAAGACCCGCGAAGTCCGAGAAAGTCTGCTGCGGATCTGTTCAAGGCGGCGGTTGTGAGCGTTACCAACCTCGCAAGCCTTGGCGTTAAGGATTGGGATTACGAAGATAAAAGACGGGTTGTGATCCAGCGAAATGCGATCACTCGAACGAGACCGGCGATGAAAGCTGGGTGGACGGCCAAAATTCAATTAATGGTCAACCTTCCCGAGTATGTCAGTCCAACTTTGCTTAACGAGGTTATCACGCAGGCCGGAAAGTTAATCGGCGTTGGGGATTTTCGTCCAACTTTCGGAAGATTTCAGATCGTGGGTTTCAAAATCCTCGATCTGTGACGGACACGCTCAGGAGTGGTGCGGTAGTGTGGGCTCGTGTCCGGTTAGCAAAGGCTGGTTTCGGCGAGATCGTGCATGGTTTGGAATGGTTGAGTGCGGTCAGGCTGGCTTCGGAGTGGTTCGGAAGTGTTAGGTTTGGTACGGGCCTTTTGGCCGGTCTGCTTAGGCGCGTTCCGGTTGGCAGAGGTCGAGCGTGGGGCGGTAGGTAGTGGAGTTGCATGATATGGCATGGAGAGACTTGGCGGGTTGTGGCTCTCCATTCTCAGGCCGGGTCCGGTTTGGTTTGGTAAGGCACGGGCTGAAAAGCCGGTAAGGTTTGGAACAATCAGGATTGGCAAGTTCGGGACTGGCAGGATGCAGTGCGCTATGGTGAGCTAATCTCTGGTAAGTAAAGTCATGGTGTGGTCAGATAAATGACTGCCTGATTTTTTGGGCAGTCATTTTCTTTTTATTCTTGAAAAGCAGCTAACGAATTACTTCTATGAATCTGTGAAGCCGCTTGGGCGTCTGCAATGGCGAGTTGAGAGCGCGTTTTAATTGCATCCCTCTTGATTTGGAATTGAAGCTTCGCGTTTTTTCTGGCTTCGTCACCCTTCAACTTTTGAGTGGCGATCTGCTGGTCGGACATCGCTTGTTGCGTCTTGTCTTGTTGTTCCTTCTGCTTTTGCTGCATCTGTTGAACTTTTTTCTTCAATTGGTCTGTGAGTTTAGCCAACTGCTGAAACTGTTTTAAGATCGCCTTGAAAACCTGCTGCCGCAACGGATCTTTGGCAAATCGCTTTAGATGCGCCAGAATCGCGGGTCCGCACAGTCCCAGGAACTTCAATACTTCTGCCGGGTTTCCGCCCTTCTGGACGCTTTGCAGGGCTTGCACGCCAGCGTTTAGATATGCGGCTGCAAAAGTAACCGCGTTCTGCGATGACGTGACAATCGGCGGAATGCCGTTCTTCATCATGCAAACGCCTTCGAGCGCCATGAATTGCTGGTCATTCGGCATCTTCCCCGGCGTCTTCCTTGGGTTGTACCGCGAGACGCTGCGTTGACCGCACGTCGCGGCAATCATATCGTCTTTCCAGGCTTGCTGTCCTTCTTCTGGTAATCCAGGCACAAGACTGCCCATCTCTCCAAGAGAAGATTTTCGAAGAAACGCGCTGCCTTCGCCAACGACCCGAATTGCTTCCACACTTTCAATTCGACCGAAGCATTCCTTTGGAACGCCTTGATCCATGCAACGCTGCTGAAATTCTTGAGCGCGTTTATCCGTCGAGTTGAGATTGCAAAGCCGTCGAACAATCTCGGCGTAAAGCAAATCAAGCTGTCGGTAGTACCGATTAAACGTGGTTTTCGAAAGGCTGGATTGCGCGGCAGCATCGAGTTGACGACCAAACTTTGTTTCCGGGTTTCCGGGTTTCTGTGGCTCCGGTTGCTGCCGATAATTCGAAAGATTCGAGCGCATCAGGTCCGACGATGCCCGGTACATCGCCAAGCCCTCGTTGATATAACCATTAATCGGCATGTCCTCTGCCTCCCATCCAGCGGGAATGACGCCGTAGTTGCCCATGTGGGCAAGCTGCATCTTCTGAGAGGCTTCCGTGGTTGTCGGCTTGAAGAGGACTTTGGGGGCGAATACGCCGTCCCAGAGGCGGCAAAGGCCACGATTTTCGAATTCCATCGCCGAATACATCTTCGAGCCAAGCCCCGTGACCGAATGATGGTACCCGCCGTTGCCACGGTCGAAGTACATCGGATGAACCGCTTCCCGAAAGTTCGCGTACCGGCCTATGTGGATGAACAGGAATTTAACCCCGCCCCCATCGCCCTTGCTCAAATCGTCCGTGCTAGCTTCTGCCGTTGTGCTCTCCCGCTCAACGATTGCCTGGGTAATCCTGCCATCGAACTCTTTCCACCAGCAAATGCCGACGTGAATAACCTTTGAATCGTCGTAATAGCTAAGACTGTTGTTCTTGATTTCCTGTTGGTAAAATTCCCAGTCGTACCCGCGCTGCTCTGGTTGCCGAATATCCATCGCGTTTGCAATGCAACGCTGAGTGTAATCGACATCCCATCCAACCTGAGCCGCCGCCGCCTCGTTTTTGATAAACTGGTACAGCTCTGGCGGGTAATAATCGACATCAGCCCAAACAATTTCGTAATACCCGGCATCAGCCTTGGTTCGTTCGGGCACTTTGAAATCGCCAGCCCCGACAGCACGCGGAAGCACTTTGAAAGCATCTTCGAAGATTAATGGCCCGGGACCGTGCAGCGTCATTTCCCATTGACTCCTTTGCATCTCGTAATCCCAAAGATCGTCTTTGGCGAAAATCTTATCGGCTTCAGACGACATGATGCGGGAATAATCATCTCTTTGCTCATCCGTGCCGTGAGAGGTTTTTATGCCAACAGTGCCGGGGGCTTCGGAGAAAAGATCGTAGTATGCTCCTGAACCGTTCTCCATGTAGGCAGAAGCGGTGCCGAAGTTGGCGTTACAGTTGGCCGCGAGCCCAGCATCCCGAAGCTTCGAATTGCGGTACGGCGGAAAACCACCGACGAGCCCATTTACCTTGCCTCTTTTTAAGGAACGTTTCTCATCATTGAACCACAGGCGACGGCCAAAGTCTTGCACCTGGGCCGCAGACTTCATGCGCGTCTCGGGAACCGCAACGCCTCCGTTTTCTTTTAGCTGGAGACTCTCCAAGCCGTAATCACCTTCTCCGCCGACGTAAGACATTTAAACTCCTTGGTTGACTTGGTTTGCGTTAAGTTTTATGCTCACACCGTAACGTTTGGTTCGTTTTACCTTAATAATCAAGACAATTTAGCTCCGCGTTTCGGGTGTTTTGCCTCAAATGGGCCGAACGTTACAACCTGTTTCGCGGAGTTTTGTTATGAAACCGTTTGAAAACCAAGTAGTCCATTTCAAGGAAGTAATTAGAGCTTTTCACGCGCAAAGGAGTGCCTTTGCAAGAACCAGCAATCCGAAATGCTGGAATTATTTTGCCTACGGAGGTCGCGGAATTAAGATGTGTGAGGGTTTTAAAGACAAGTTGAATTTCATGGCTATAATGGGGCCATGTCCTGAAGGGAGATCGTTAGATCGGAAAAATAATGACGGTCATTATTCGTGCGGTCAGTGTCCTGAATGCATTGCTAACAATTGGCCCATGAATTGCCGGTGGGCAAATCCAAATGAACAAGCGCTGAATCGGAGACCGAGGAGTTTGTTAACGTTCGAAGGTCAAACACTCCACGCCAAAGAATGGGAAACAATAACAGGCATATCTATAAAACTAATCCACCAAAGAAAGAAACTAGGATGGTCTGACGAGCGAATTCTCACCGAACCACCAAGGAAACACCCGGTTACTACAAAGTTTACCGAGGAGCAAGTTTTGAAAATAAGACAGCGCTACAATTCAAGTAAATCTAAATGGGGCCTTGTGGCTGGCATGGCGAAGGAGTGCGGAGTTCTTCGTGAGACCATCCGCAATATTATCAAGGGGCGGATGTGGAAGAATCTTGCACCTTCCAACACCCCCACGCAGCCTTTGCCGCCTGAAACTGCACCTTCATCTGCTCGGTGAGCCCTTTTTCGAGGTGTTCGTATGGTATCCTCACCTGTGAGGCGGCGAAGCAATGACAGATACCGCACGCCCGCAAATCGTTGTCGAAAGCGATTTCGTATCCGCCAACGAGTTCGTCCACGGCGGTCTTCAATGCTCCGCATAGCCCGCCGCAAGGCCGCGCAAATGGAACAAGAAGCTTGCATTGAGAACAAATCGAAGCGCGTCTTTCCGCCTCTTGCTTGGGAACTAAAGGAGATCCGGCGAGTTTAAACGATGCCAGCACTTGCGTGCCGTGAACGACATCTTCAAAGCTGAGCCGGATATTTGACGGCAGATTTGGATCGGCGTGCTCACATTCCTGGGGGTAGAGCTTACAAATTTCTTGCTCAAGTTCTTCTGAAAAACCAAGGCCGGTTGGGATGCCGTTGGCCTTACGATATCTGCGCACGTTGGTCTCAAGCATATCGAACGCCGTGCCCATGCCGACCATTCCGAGATCGGGGCGGTTGATTTCGTATCGGCCACCATACGGTACGCCGCCAATGCGACTAAGCTTCATTTTCATGCGTAAATCGAATTGGCATCCGTCTCCTGAAATTCCTCGTTGTCTTGCGAATAATTAATCTCCGCGAACACTTCCTGAGATTGCTCGAATACCTTCTCAACCTCTTGAACTCGCTTCACCGTCTCTCCGACAACTGCCAGCTTGAATCCCTTGCGCCTTGCGACCTCAATCAGGATAACGATGGTATCTGTCTTGTCGGGAGAACACTTGTATTTGAGCCGGTAATCTTCCTTTGAGACAATCGTGATCAAGGGCTTTGAATCATCAAAGGTGATTGTCGCCATCTCCTTCTTCGTCTCCGGGTCGAGCCCCTTCATTTGCCCGGTGTCAAAGGCTTGCCGTGCGCGAAAATACATCTCCGCTCTCAGGTTTCTGTACCTCTCGTTTGCCGGTCGAAGATCCTCATGGCTTACCGCGTCCGAACTTGGCGCTTCTGAGAACACAACGCGCTTGATGTCCCAAGAACACGTTTGATTGATGATGTCGCAGAAGTCCGCACCGCCGCCGGTACCGTCAATACCCAGATTGTTCCAAGGGCACACGGTCTTTGTCCCGCGATATTGAACGTTCTCCATCTCGCGTTTAAGCTGGTCTTTTAGCTGGTAGTCGATGGAGATTTTCTGATTAACGCTTTTGTTCAAGTCCACCCTAAGCTCGATGGGCTTCATCAACTCGATGCCCATGTTTCCGTTGTCGAGCTTTCCCATAGCGGCAAAACGCAGCGTTGGCTTGTCCCCAGTTCTCGCCGGGTCGAATGCTCCCAGGATTTGAAACGCTTCCCCGGTAAATCGCTGTGATTGCATGGCCCCGACCATTTCAAGCGCGACTTCTGAGAAGACGTTTTTACTGAGTCCTTCGGGAGGCGGAAAGCCGCGTTCGTTCGACCAGTAAAGAGCGGAGTCTTTCTGCGTTGAGCGCATACAGCGTTCTGCGCGTTCACGAGAGGGAAGATGCCTATTGATTGGCTTATCACTAGGGTAATCAAGGTTTGGAGTACGCTCAACGTCGAAGCGTATGCAAATGCCATTCTTGCCGTTCAACTGCGGCCTTGTGTCCCATTCCTCGGTCTCCACCGAAACGCTCGTTATGCCTTTGTCGGGCTCTGTGAATTTACCAAACTCGTCATGCCAGGATGAAGGATTGGCTTCCGCTGCGAGAATGAATTCCCCGCCGCATTGCTCCGGGTACGAGTAAAGGTTGTAGCACGCTTCCCAGATGCCGCCGTTAATCGAGTTGGCTTCATTGGCGACAACCATCTGGCGCTTTGTGTGAGTGCCTTTAATCTTATCAGCAGAAGCCTTGGTGTCGCCTTCTTCTACGGCGATTCCAGAAATAGAGTTAAGATCATCTCCCTTGTTCGTCTGCCACACCATCCGAGAATCTACAAAATTTCCATGCGGGATTCCCGGGATGAGCGAGCGGATTTTTTGAACGTTGGCCCAGTTGCGTTTTCGGAGCGATTTTGCGGTAGTGGAGCAGAAAATAACGCTGGATTCGTTTGGCGAGCAAAGCCACCATATTACGGCAAATCCAGTAAGATTGTGAGTTTTAGATGAGCTTGAGCATCCTGCAATTCCTACCCAGTTATTGTAACACAACGCTTTGATCATCCTCTCCGACCAAGGATCGCGGCAGAAATAACCAGGGGTTAGGACATCGGCTATTTTCCAAAACAACTCGTCGCGTGGAGGCGCACCATTATCATTTGCAACTTTTGGATGGGCAAATGCCCACTGCCAATAAAAAAAAGGCGTGTTGTTTCCAAGCTGGGATCTTACTAAATCAACCTTTACCGGGCATCCGTATGTTTTTACAAGCCCGACATCAAGTGGTTTGGGTGGTGGTTTTCTTGGCACGATCCCTTATGGTTCTCAGCGTTCTCCTTAATCTATTGCACGTCCGGCACGTCCTGTGAATGAATCCATTTTTTGTAACATAAATGTTGGTGTTCTGTTCATCGTATGGATGGCCGCGCAGACATACAGTGATATAATGTCTCGGCTTGTGTATTTTCGCGGTCTTCGGCTCCAGATGCCACGGATTCATGCAGGCTTTGTTTTCGCACATGTGATCTAATTGGCAGCCTTCCGGTATGTCTCCTATGAATGCCGAATATGATACTCGATGGCCTTGATGTATTTGCCCTCCGTGTCGAGCACAACCCATCGCAGGATATCCCCTTCCGATCTTTACCCCGGTGAAAACCCAGCATCCATTTTCGTCCACGTAGGTTCTTTCTAGGACTCTCTCTTGGACGTGCAATTTTCTGGTACACCAACATTTCCAGCCTGGGGAATTCCTGTAAAGCTCTCCGCAATCTAAACAACGAATCGGGTCCATGTTTTTGAAAAGCAAGCTCGCCCCAACAGAAAAAGTAAGACCCGCACATGGAAAGCGGCAATTCCTGAAAGGGCGAGAAATTTGTAAGCCATGTTTTAAGCAGTCTTAATGCTCGTGATACTTTGATTGATTTCACGTTAAAAGTCAATGGCATTATTGGTAAACAGGCAATCTCAGCACGTTGTTCGACCCAGCCACTTGAACGCTTATCCAATACACGGGGTTCGTCGTATTGACCGGCGCTGTGTTGGTTGCTCCGAAAATAACCTGATTCGTTGCACCGCTGACAGTGAAGAAAAGCGCGGTGGTATTTGACGATGATGTGAGATTTGTCGCTGTGAGGCTATTGAGGTTCGTTACAGATTGCCCGCCGCCGTCGAGATTGCTTTGCAGGAAAGTTTGATAAAGACCAAGCCGATCCGCCGCGAGAAGCAGGCAAAAGGCGATCCCAATACCGAAACCTACGGCAATCTTTTTCATGGCAACATAATGAAATCCAGCTTGTAGTTCGCGGTATCCGTCAACGAGGAGAGAACAAATCCAAATCCATCCGTTGTAATTGTGGTATCCACTACCGTCGCGAAAATGTTCAAAGCCCCGGTTTGCTTGCGAACCACCGCGATTGCCCTAGTAGGCGTGAAAGGTACCGCTTGCCCGGTCACGGTACCGGAGTTAACCCCGCTTCCGATGGCGAATGTTCCAGCGAAAATCTTCGGTATCGAAAGTTGTAGAGAAGCGAGTTGCTGAGTCAAACTCGCGATTTGAGACTGAAACCCGCTCGTGTTTGCCGGTGCGACGGGAGCAACTTGATTCTGTATCGTAACCGATAGGCTTGTTGGCGAAATGGCAATCCCGACTGGCTGAGACCCTGAAGTTGACAGCATTCCGCCGCTCCCGGCATAGTACGTAGCCCCGGTTGCTAACGTCTTTTTTCCGGTTGCCAACGTCCAATCATCGAGGAAGACGATCCCGCTAGCGACAATCGAAGCAATGCCTTTGACGCGAGCCCCAAGGTTGACGATGTGCGTTGCAAGGACACCGTTTCCAGCCAAGGAAGCCTTATCCGCCGATTGCGAGATTGCTGCCCCTGGAAAGATATTGCTTTGAGCAATCGCAGAGGTCGTTTGCGGTACTGAGGATGGTAGCGGAAGTGTCGTGGCCACAATCTTTCATTGACTTTAGGCTCGCAGGCGACAATAAATCAATCGGATTCGCTGATGTTGTGGCGCGTGCCACCTTTGTAATCCGTCAAATGCTATTTCGAGTCGAGCCGACGCAAAAAACTGGCGCAAGGACGGAAACGCCTCGTTCGTCTCCGGCGTCGATGGCTCTCGGCCAGCATCCGACATCGCGGCGGATCAAGTAGCCGCTGCCGTAAATACCACGTTTCGTGGCGGTCCTGCTGCCCCTCGCCCGGGTTATCGTTTTCGGCCTTTAACATTTGCCGCGAACGTCCAAACACCATTCCAAAGCCCTTCAGGTCCATTCCAATCAGCCGGTTTTTACGACGGCGCTAACGTTCCGTGCCTTGTCTCAACGCAAGGTGGCCGGATGTTCATGCTGGATTTGACCACTTTCACCGTCACGGAGATCACCCCATTCAAAACTGATGGGAGTGGGAATTTGGACGTGAATTCCCCGATCCTTCCGATCAACTGGGGCATTCAGGCCGAAAACTACTTTGTTTTGCAAGACAACCAAAGCCTGCCGATAATCTTCAACGGAAGCTTGGCAAGGAGATCAAACCAATCTTTGAGCGAAGTCCCCGTTGGCAATGTCATGTGCTATTGCCAGGGCAGATTGACAGTTGCGCTGCCCGACCGTCAGAGCTTCCGCATTGGCGATCTTGTCTTTGGATCTTCCGGCACTCCCGCGCTCCAATATCGTGACGCGATGCTGCGTTACACGGAGAACAATTATTACAACGAGGGAGGAGACTTCGTGGCGCGTGTCTTTGGAGCCCCAAGCGCCGTAGGGCCAATCCTCGCGATGAAGTCTGGTGCGCAAGGCGACACCGCTCTTGGTCAGGGTCCGCTTGTTGTTTTCACGCCTTACACCGTGTTTACGGTACAATTGCCTTTCGACAGAACGACGTGGAAGAATCTTGCGAACCCGATTCAGACGGTGAATCCCATATATGGGGCGTTGGGACAGGATTCGACGGTGCTCGTCAATTCAGACATTTGGTATCGAGCCATCGATGGCATTCGAAGCTATATCTCCGCTCAAAGGCAGTTCAACGGCAGCGAGGGCAACACGCCGCAAAGCTCCGAAATAGACGATGAAATTTCCGTCGATACCCCGGAGCTTCTGGAGTACGGGTCTGCGGTGTTGTTCAACAATCGCCTTTTGATGACGATCAGCCCGGTAAACTCTCCGTATGGCGTTTATCATCGCGGATTGGCGGTTCTGGATTTCAACCTTATCAGCAGTCTTCGTGGAAGCAGTTCCCCGGCATGGGAGGGAATTTGGTCCGGTCTTCGCGTTCTTAAAATCGTCAAGGGCATCGTCAATCGTCGCGAGCGTTGCTTCATCTACAACCTCAATGCGAGCAATCAAATCGAGCTTTGGGAGCTTACAACCGGGGATCTCTTCGACAACGGAAGCTCGCCGATTTCGTGGAGCGTTGACTTGAGGAGCTATAATTGCGGAGACTCGGATGCTTTCAAGCGTCTGGAAACTGGCAGAATCATCGTTTCGAATCTTGTTGGAAGCCTTTCCTACACCGTTCGCTACCGCACCGACGAAAGCCCATGCTACCAGCTTTGGTCATCTGGTACCGTTTGCTCGAAGTATCGGGATTGCGGCGGGCCGAAGACAACGACAACGAACGGGCCTTTCACCGTGCCAGCATTAAATGCAACCGTTGTTGTTACATTGACAACGACTGCCGGAATGAACACGTTCAACAGTGCGGTCGTTATCGGTGGATTCTCGTTCACGATCACGCTTGTTAATTCGATGACGCAGGTAACTTTGAAAAATACGGCGGGGGTGACACCTGGGACAATCGTGCCGAGCGGGGCTTCGGTATCCTACACTGGTTTTGATTGCACGGGGCCGCACACGTACCGTGAACAAGAGCGCACTCCGATCAAGCTTGGAATGCCGCCTGATGATTTCGATACGATTGCAGGAAGGAAGTTTCGCACGAACTACGAGGTGCAACCAAGGATCGAATTTACCGGCTATGGTTGGATGCGGCAATTCCGAGTTTACAATTTGGACGAGGCCGAGAGCCTCTCTCCAGAACCGAACGCAACATGAGCCTTCCTTGCCCATCGCTTGAATGTTGTGCGCCGTCGCCGTTTAGCAGCGTAAACAGAGAAGCTGTTAGCGCCAATTCTTGCAACAGCCAAGAGTGTTGCGAGCCGGGATTATTCAACGTCATTCCAAGTCCCCCGGGACCGCCGCCAACGGTGACATGCAATACTCTAAACGACTTTGGGGTATGGTTGGAAGGTGCTCCCGTCCTCTGCTCTTCCGGGGATGAGGATTTCGGGCTTTGGTTTGAAGGATCGCCTTTTGTCGAAAAATCTGATACTTATTGAAATGTCATGAGCAATCAATACACGCACTACGCTTCAACGGACGCCTCCGCTCCTGTGCTAAATTTCAACTCAGTCGGCTCGCTAATCGGCGTTCTCAATGCCTGCCTCGTGAACGGCTACGGCACTCAGGTTGCCGCTGGCTGGACGAGCCCTTTCACCAGCACAAACATCGCAGTTTACCGCGCCCCGAGCGGCGTTCAGCATTATTGGCAGGTCAACGACAACATCGGGGCCATCGCTACGATGTGGGGCTTCGAGACCATGAGTGGATTCAACACTGGGACTGGACAATTCCCGAGTGGCGCGACGAACAACCAAACATCCAAGGGAAGTTCCGCAACAAACGAGTGGCACGTCTTTGCGGATTCTCGAACGGTTATCGTTATCCTCGGCAAAGCCTTCTCCGTTGCTACTGGCTACGGCGCATTCTACTTTGGGGAGATATTTTCATTCCTTGGGTCCGACGCCTATAGGACGCTACTCAAGTGCAGCAACAACGGGGTTAACTACGACAAATTCCCCGCCTTGAGCAACAGCATCGAGACGGCCTCAGCTAACGCGTACATGCCTCGCGGATACACAGGAGTAGGAACCGCTATCAATGTGGCTTGCACCGGAGACGCCGCTAAGTCCAATAGCTCTGCGCTCATGAACGGCGTTATCCCGTTTCCCGATCCTGTGAATGGCGGGCTTTACCTTTCTCCAATTTGGATTTCAGATCCAACGACGGCTCCGATTTACAACATTCGCGGGCAGATGAGGGGGATTTGGCACTTCTTACACCCCAATACGAGCTTGAACAATTTACAGGTGTATAACGGCACCGGGACGCTCGCCGGGAAGACGTTCATGGCTTTCACGCCAGCCGCCGACAACACGCAAATCGCCGCATTGATTATTGAGACTTCAGCGACACTGCCAACGAATTAATGCCAGCCTATCTTATATACGACGGCAACACCACTGACTCCGCTATTGGGGGCCAGCCCGCTGCCGCTTTGTCTGGTGCTGTCCTTGGCGATGCCGCGACAAGCCTAGCCCTTGGCGGGATATCTGCTCGCTTGCGGTGCATCATGCGCGAATCGGAATATATGGTAATGGGTGGAGAGGATTTCATTCAAGGCAATCCCGCCGCACCCTGTCTCAGGCTTGACGCGAATGGCATCTGGAAATTTCGCTGGGCGTTGCCCGTTGGACAGCACACGATTTCAGTTAACGTCATGCAAGCGGTTAACCTGAATCCCAGGCCGTCGCTGGCAATTAGGGCGAATCCCGCGATTGGTATCCTTGCTGATATCGAGAGCTTTGCGCCTCCTTCGGCAACATGGACAATGATTGGGCCGGTCAACGTCACGACGACAACCGCAACCGGGGCGACTTGGGTGGAGCTTCGTTGTAATCTCGATAGCAACATTGGGGCGTTTCCATGTTACTTCGATCACATAGTTAAAACTTAAAACCTATGGCAGCAGTCACATTCACGATTGGGAACCTTCCGGCGAACTATTGTTGGTCCGGGGCGCAACAATTCGCCATCGACTTCGGCACAATTCTTTCCGGCACTGTCCCTGACAGCGGCATAATCATTTCTTCCGCCCCGCCTGGACCGGCGAATCAAAGCGCGTTGTGGGCAAGGATTGTAAGCGGGTATTTGGAGGGCATTTATCAGTATAACGGCGGCTGGTTTCGTCCGCATCCAATTCCGGCGAGCAGTAGCGTGCGTCAGATTTGGTTCAACACCGAAGCTTCCGTATGGGCTTTCGACGGTGGCGATGGAACGAACCCGACAATTACTCCACCAACTTCAACGACCGGCGCAATGTGGCAGGTCGATCATTCGATGGATTTCAAGATGGTGATCGGAGCGGGGACGAACACGGTGCCTTATGACGGCAATCCGGCGAACTCGATTGCTCAAGGCGCTTCTGTAACAAGCTCTGGAGCGGCTGGCGAGGAGAGGCATATATTGATAAGCTCCGAACTTGCGCCCCATGTTCACTTGCAGCATCAAGGATTAGTCGGTCACGCGCCTGCCGACAATGCGGTATTTAAGGCATCGACTACCGATGGGCAACCGGATGCAAATACGGTTTCAGGCGGCGGTAATCCGGCGAGTGGAACTCCCCCTGTTACTGCGCTGAGCCATCAGAATCTTCCGCCCTTCCTTGGCGGCTTCTTCATCCAGAGAACGGCGAGGGCTTTGATACAGGGAACGTGATATGTATCGCACTACTTTCGCAATGGTTCAGAACTCGAGGACTCCGCAACTCTTGAACATTCCGCCTGGGGATGTGCGGCTTATTCAGTTCGTGAATGAAGCGTGCGAAAGGCTGCTTAAACGCGGCAAGTTTTGGGGTACTACATCGACTTACGCAGTGGCTTTAACCTCTCAGTATTTCAGCCTGCCGCCTTACCTCGATACCGTCGAAGGTATATCTCTTGGAAATGCCATCCTTCCGATTCACGACATGCTCTATCAATACCTGCAAGGGGGTTGGGGCACTCGCGATCAAACCTCGCCGAATGGAAGCGGCGTTTGGGAAGCTCTTCAGGTTGGCGTATTCCCGACTTTTGTTGACGTTATTCCGCCAGGATCAACGAACGCAGCTACGACGTTAACCGGGAAGTGCGATGTGGCGGCGGATGTTGGCAGTCCGATGACGATCCTTGGTTACGATGGGTCAACGCCTCCAAACTGGATTAGAACTCTAGTCGGCGGGGTTTGGCAGGATGGAGAGACCATTCTGTTATCTCAAGGTGCTGGCACGAGCACGTTAAACTCGTTCTCGAAAATCACCGCGATCCAAATCGGGGTTGCTGGCACTCCGCAGAGTGGGCAATCGTGGCTCTATGCGGGAACCGTGGCGACTGGCACGCTGCTTTCTAATTTTCAGTGGTTCGAAAGCTCGCCACTTTATCAAAGATATCAGGTGCCATTCCTTAATTCAACGGTGAGCACCATTCAGCTTGTCGGCAAGAACGCTTTCATCCCGGTCGCCAAGCCAACGGATTATCTGAGCGTTGGCAATCTTGCGGCGGTTAAGCTCGCGTGCCGTGCAATCAAAGCGGAAGAAGAAAGTAATTGGCCAGAAGCCTCCCTTCTCTGGGAAGGCGGGACAGATCCAAAGACGAAGCAAGGAATTATCGGGGCTGTAAACGAAATGGATCTTGAGCTTGAACACATGCTTGGAAGCGGAAGGCATATCGGCATTGATATACAAGGAAGTGGCTACGGAGACGATCCTGTTGTGGCATTATTTTAATATGGATAAGCTCTGGTACCAAGAAAATCGGGAGCGTTGCTTGGAATTGGCTAGAAAGTGGAAGCGAGAGCACCGCAATGATGTGAGGGAAATGAAGCGGCGATCGTACCACAAACACAAAGCCATTATTTTAGCTAGACAGAAAGAATACTACCGCAGAAACAGTGAGAAGATCGGCAAGCGACTCCGTAAGTGGTACGACAGCAACAAGGACAAAAAGGCCGCTTATGATCGCAATTATAGGCTTAATTTGACGGACGAGCAAAAACAAAGGAACAGGGCGAGAAGCAGCGCCTATGCAAAGGCACATCCAGAAATCAATCGCAAATGGCAGAATGAAAACCCAGAACTGGCTAAGGCTTCGAAATTAAAGTGGTCGAGGGCTAATCCCGATATTGCGCTTCGCTGGGCTAAATCTCACCCCGAATTGGTAAAAGCTTATAAGCTAAAATATCATCTTAAGAATCCGCAAGCGGCGAGTAAATGGAAGCGGGAGCATCCAGAATTATACCGAGAGTGCCAGCGACAATGGGCTAGGGCAAATCCCGGAAAAGTACGAGCCGCGTCTAATCGCAGAAGGGCGAGGCTCAAGAATGCTTTAACAGACGATACGGCTACAGTTTTCTATACATTCGTTCGTTCCAAGGATCGCATCCGTTGTTATTATTGCGGGGAATGGTTCTCTGGAAAAGAAGTACACGTCGATCATGTAATTGCGCTATCGAAGGATGGCAACCATGCTTCGGAGAATCTCTGTGCATCGTGCCCGAAGTGTAATCTCAAGAAAGGTTCTAAACTCCCTTCTGAGATTCAGTTTATCGACCAAAAACTTTTAAATCTTTGAATTATGGGACTATTCGACCCTGGGATGGGAATCCTTAGCGGAATTCTTCGCGGCAAGCCTAACCTGCCGGGATTCAACCCAATCAATGTTCAAGAGGAACAGCAGAAGGCCATCGCCGGTAATCAGGCCGCGCTTCCTGGGATAGAGAATCTCGTTGGCGGGATCAACAAGTTCAACATGGATCAAATAACCCAGATGTTGAACCAGACGCTTCCGGGTTTTCAGGGGATGCAGGCGCAGGCTGGGAGCACGATTTCGCAAGAAATGGCGGGGCAGATACCGCAAGCGGATCAGAACGTGGTTCAAGACTCCGCTGCCGCTAAAGCCTTGGGTGGCGGCTATGGTGGGAGTGGCGCTCATGGCGCTCTTGTTGCCAGAGACCTTGGGTTGACGAGTCTTGCCATAACGCAGCAGGGGCTAAGCTCGTTCGAGGATTGGACGCAGAAAACTGATGCGCTCTATGCACCGGCTCTTGGCGCTGGACAGGCTTTGTTCTCTTCAATGTTCGTGACTCCCGGGCAACAGATAGCCAGCGATACGTCAGAGCGCAATGCGCAGTTCCAACATGACTGGACTCAAAATCAGATCGATTGGCAGTCATCCTTGGGTTATCTCGCGGGCAATGAACTTCAGACTGATTCATCGCAGTTGAATTCCATGATCGGGTCGATAGCTGGAAGTGCGGCTGGTGGAGGCGGCGGGGGCGGTGGCGGATTATGAACGTCTTAATTCTCGCGACATGCCGAAGGCCAGAGTTGCTAAACATGGCGACGATGGTGTTCAAAACTTTCCGTGTCGGTTTTCCGAAGGCTAATCTGACGGTCTTTGCCAATGGTCTTTCGTGGGATGCGAGGGATGCGGTTCGATCCGAGGCGACGAATATCCGGGGCTCGTTCGAGTTCACAACGCCGACGATTCATCACGAATGGATTGAAAGACTCGTTGAAAATAACAACGAACCGTTTTGGATCTGCGACACGGACGTTATTTTTTACGAGAGCATCGAACGGTTCGATCCCGAGTTTACATCCGATCATTTGGCGGGATGGAGAATCCCAGAGTGGCGCGACTCGTTTTCCGGTGCAATAACCAGGGCGAGGCTGCACACGAGTTTGCTGCGGATTAATCCAAAGCTGTTACGTGAGAAAATCACGGCGTACGAAGCAAGGATAGCTGAGACGCCTTTTACGCCAAAGGTCAACCTGTTTTACCCACTTGTCCTGCCGTTCAAAAACGAGCCTTACTTTTACGACACTGGCTCGCTGCTTTATCACGCGGTTGGGGGGCGTGCCTTCACAGAAGAACAGAAGAGCGCCTTTTGCCATTTTAACTTCGGAACAATACCCGACATTGTTCTTCCACGATTACCAGCGAAAGAAGCCTCGCAGATGGAACAGGCCCGCCGATGCATCATGTCCAATCCGAGTTGGGGAATTGGCGCGTGGCGAAGTCAGGAGGAATTTTACAACAACCACCTCGTATGAGCACCGTAACCTGCGAAACCCCAAGCGGAACACTGACAATCTACAAGCCTGATTGCATCGGGTCTTGGTACATCGTTTACGCGCCAGAGTTCAAAGAGAGACTTCTTTGCAACTGCATCGACGCGACAACGGAAGGCAAGCCGAAGCGAATGAGAGTTCAGAAACACATGGCCCACGGCGGAAAAGTCCTTCAGCCGCATCAATACCAAATTATCGAGAAGAATCCCTTGTGGGAAGATTAGATGAGTGAAGAAACCAAAGCGGCACACGCTTTTACCGTTGAGCTTTGCCGGGGCAACAAGGCAGCGGAGGAATTCTGTCACCTTTGGTACACCTACTGCCATCGCATTGATGATATCATCGACAACAAAGAGGACGGCAGGCCGACGACTAGCAATGAAGAAATCCTTGAGTGCTTCGTCATGGCCGCGCTTCTTTACAACTGCTCTTTTTACGTGGCGCATCGGGACAAGCTGTTCTCGCCAGTGTTAACCGTCACAAATCTTTACGCTGACTCGGTGGCCTGGGAGAGGTCGCCAGAGCCTCACCGAAGGAAGATTGCCGACGTGCTTCGCTGTTGCGGAGACGAAATGTTGCTCGTAGTCGCCGCGATCTGTGGCGGTTGGAAGCACATGCGCAGCCTGAGCCCGAAGATTCGCGAGACTGATTATTTGCTTCAGCACGATAAACATGATAACCCGACGTGAAGGGAATTCTGAATGAGTGACTTGTTTGGCGGAACCGCAACACCTCGCTGGATGGCCCCCGAGGAAAGAGACGCGATCCTTGGTCAAGAGGGCCGCGCCAATGCTGCGTCGTTCGATCAAGCTTTTCAGGCGTCGTATGCCCGACAGCAGCAGGAGGCGCTGAAAGAAAAAGAGATCCAGAAAACCAAGGATGAGCTAAAGCCGATCATTGAACACGCGCAAGGTTTGGATTCAACCGCCGCTTGGCTCAAGGTCAATCAGGAACACCCGGAGTACCTGCTGAGCCCGCGCACTCAGCCTTACTGGATGGAGCTTGGTAAAAACCTCATGGGCGCGGATACCATCAAACAGAAATCGGCGGAAGGCCAGCAAGAGATTCAGCGTGTTCAAGAATACGGCGACTGGGGTAAAAGCTTTGGATTGCTTAACCCCGCAGAGAAGGGGCAAATCGCGCAAATCATTCAGGACAGTCAGGGCAAGCTCAATGATCGCGGCTGGCGAATGGTTAACGGTAAGCCTATTGGCCCCGATGATGACATTTTAGGCATCGTGGACAATGCCAGGAAGCGAGAGGGTTACTCCGCGTTTGGCATGGATAAGTCGGAGCGTATTCAGCAAACCTTATCGCCAATCGGGAAGCTTCAGGCTGAGCGGCAAAGGGCGGCTGAGTCTGGAGCGCCAACGGAGGTATTGAAGGCTTACGACGATGCGATAACAAAGGCCAATGTTTCCCCAGTCGATGTCGCCAAAGCTCGCGGTGAGGAGACCAGAAAGACAGAGGATATTCGGCAGGAAGATCGGATTGAGCTTGAAAAGATAAAGCAGGAGGGCCGCGTTGACATCGAGAAACTCAGGGGGCTTTCGCGGAAGGATTCGAAGGGGAACACGATTGGCGAAACCGACTTTATCAACCGTCATTACAACACGGTGTACGCTTCTCTCCGAAAGAATCCTGCCGTTGACGCGGCTGGGAACATTGAAACGGAAGCCGTATCTGCTCAGAAAACGCGGCAGATTCTTGCCAGGGTTTATCGGTCGATGACGCCGACTCCCAAAGTGGAAGCTCCAAAACCGGATGCTTCGACCAACGCGCCTGCTGCCGCCCCAGCCCCAGCCGCATCCGACAAAGATCCCCTTGGATTGTTCAGCAAATGAGCGAAGTTCTGGACAAGGTTCGCGAGAAGTATCCTCAATATGCCGATGTTCCAGAGGATGAGCTTACGCTTCGAATTGGCTCAAAATATCCAGCCTATCTCGATAGCGATCCCGCGTTCAAAACCGAGTTCCAGGGAGTAGTCGCGGATCGATCAATCAAGGCCGTTCAATCAGGGGTTAGCTCGTTAATCGACGTTCTTTCAAATCCGGCTGCGGGGGAAGCTGCTCAGGCTGGACGTGAGGAATCCTCATTTCTCCGCGCTATTGGCCAAGAAGGGCAACCGCCGCGAAATGCTCTTGAACGTGCTGCAAGAAACTGGGAACAGGCGGGAATGCTTACCGCTCCATCTGATGTAAGCAAAAAGCCAATCGACATCGGCGGCACAAAGGTAATGCCTGTTGAAGGCATGGGGATTCCAACTGTTCGGACTCCACCGGAAGCCGGTATGTCTGAAAAGGTTGCGGCTGGGTTGTACAATGCTGGCGCTGGCGCTGTTAACTTCGGTCTTTCTCCATCTGGCATCGCGACGATGCTTGCGCCTGAAACCCTACCTGCAAGGTTTATCGGCCCAGTCCTCAAGGGAATATTTGCCGGTCTGATGGCCAAGGAAGCGGGTCAACAGCTTGGAACAGCTTCGGTCACTAAAGATCCACAGGATATCACCGAGGGTTTGGCTACTGCGGTTATGGCCGGGGCGATAACCCATAGCGCGGCTATTGACAGGATTAACGACAGAAGGGCAGGCCTTGGACAGCCTCCAGTTAAGCCGGTCATTTCCAATCTCATCAAAACTCTGACCCGTCGCGCACAAGAGAAACCCGCCGACGTAGCTTTGCAGAATGCGGCAAAAGGCGCTGAAGCGGTTGCGCCGATGACTGCCGCTGCCGTTGCTCAGCAACCCGCAATTCTCGAATCTGCGAAAACGAGTGGAGAAAAGATTTTTGAAGGGCTGATGGCCCAAGAGCCGAAACAGGGTGTGGTTGAGGTTAAAAAGCCCCAGGACGATTTGGGCGCTGTCTCCACCCCACCCGAGGCCGAAAAACCACCCACAGAGGCACCGGAGAACGCAGAACAGCCTTCTAGCGCCGTTCCCGAGCAACTCACTGCGGCAAGTTTTACCCATCCCGAGACCGGAGAAACATCCACAGGAAAGAATCACATTGAGGCTGCGAAGGGTCAAAACGTCGAAGCGCCGAAGATCCCGACCGAGAGACACGGCGACGAATACGGTTTCGAAGTCCAAGATCCACAAACAGGCAAGACGCGGTACGTGTCGCGGGATGAGAGTTTAGAGATTGCTCGCAAGTCCGGTCAGCTTTTGAATGAGCCGCAAAGGGGGAAGCTGCATTCCGATGAGGTGTGGTTCGCCATCCCGTTTGAAAAGAGGACAATGCTCAAGGCGCTTGGATTGAGCGATGCCGATATTGCGGATCTTGAATCGGGCAAAGAACGCGCTACGGATATCGCCACGAAGATTCACGGTGAGGAAGACTTGGAAGCTGTTGCCGACAAAGCGCAGCAGATTGACGAAATCATAAACGAGAAAGGAAAGCCGAATGCCTTACACCCAGAAAGCCCACAACTTCTTCGAACTGTGCAGCCACAACCCGGAGAAGGCGCACGGGAAATGCCCGTCGAAGGCGCAAAGCCGGAAGATGGCGCACGAGGGGGTCAAGAAGCACCCAAACCCGAAGCATCCAAGGAACAAAGGGTAGCGCAAGCCCTAAGCTCCACAAAACGTTTTGACCGAGAGACCGAGCTAAACGGTCCCGACATTCTCTCGTGGATGCGCGACAACATGAAGATGCTGAGCAAGTCGGCTGCGCGTCTAAAAAAAGGCAGGGAATGGTTTCGGCAGAACAAATCGCTCTACGATGACTCAGTTACTTTGCAACGGGCACATCACAACCTTGTTTACAGCGAGAAAGGATCTACCCCGGATGTTGTGGCGCAAACAGCGTACGAAGCTGGACTTCTCAAAGAGCCTTCCGTTAATGAACTTTTCGCCAAAATGGATAAGGCGAGCAAGGCGCGGTCGAAGGCTTTCGAAGTCGAGGCGCGAGAGGAAAAGTTTCGGAAGGAGGAAGAGGAAGAGCATGTTTCGTTTTCGAAGAAGAACGCAGATTGGCTGAAAGCAACCGAGGAAGGGGTGAAACATCTTTCATGGAATCAATTAAAGGTCGGTGATCAGCTCGAAGTTGGCGGGGAGCGCATTGAGATTACGAAGCTCGATCACGACACAGGCGATTTAATCTTGGAAGACGGTCGAAAATTCGGGACTCAGAAATTAGCAGAAGGAGAAAGTATCTGGGTTGAGAAGTGGGAGCCATCGCCGGAAGACGAGGCAACCTTTGCGCCGGAACCCGCCGCACCGGAAGCGGAGCCGATAAAGCCTGAAGCCAAACCGGAAGTTCCGAAGCTTGGCGCGATGGAAAAAGGTACCGGCGATCTTCTCAAGAACGTCGATGAAGAATTTGCGCTTGTTGGCGAAAAAGGTTCCGACTCGGAGCGCATTGCCGCTGAGAAAGCGAAGGCTGAAAAGACTGCGGCGGAAGCAAGGGAGATTGAGCGGAAGCAACAGGGCGATTTGCTGGAGAAGCGAGAAGTGCCCGAGGGCGCTAAACCAGAACCCGCAGGCGCACCGCCAGAAGTACCGAAACAACGCGGGAAGGTGCGCTTGAAGAACGAAGGCCCGCAGACTTACTCAGTCATTGAGCATCTTCCCGCGACGGAAGTTGAAATCGCCAATGGTGAGCAGCCAGTGCGAATCAAGAACGACAAGACGGGGAAAGAAGAAGTTGTTCTCGAATCGCAGTTGCAGGAAGTTCGCGAGCGTTCCCCCGAAGAAAAGGCCAAGGGAAAGGGAATGTCCAAGAAAGAACTGGATGATGAGCTTCGGCGAGTTGGCCTTGATCCTTCGTCGTTTAAAAGTAACAGGGAAAAGAAAGAGGCGTTGCGGCGAGAAAAACTGAAAGGCCCGGGATCTCCTTCGATATTCCAAGGGCCAGATCCTAAAACGCAGATCGAGCAATTAACCGAATCCTTCCAGAACATAAAGGGGAAGAAGCTAACCGCAAGGCAGCGTGCCGCCGAGGAGTTCGCTGGCACGGTCAGGGTTTACAAAGATTTCAAGGATGCCATCCAAACTCCCGGTTCGATTTCCGATAAAGTGAAGGCGGTTTATCAAGTCGGGCAAGACCTTGCAAAAGGCAGCGATGTCGTTTCCAAAGCGGTCGCGGGACTGAAAGCCTCTGGCGATTATGTCAAAGCAGCATGGAAAGGCTTTGATAATATCGACGATATGCTTCGAGAGAAGGGCGAATTGTCCAAGGCGCTTGAAGAGCGGGGGTATCGCGTTACTCAGTTTGCAAATACCGTTCTTAAAAACGTAAAGAGCAAATCAGAAAGGGCGGCTGTTTTAAAGTGGGTTGATGCTGGCGGATCAACCGGAGACTTGTTGTGGGGCGCTAATCACACAAAGCCGCAATATCGACAAGCCTACATCGACGCGATGCACTTGAGCGGAGATGCTTTGACGGCAGCGCAAAACATTCGCAATTATTTTGAGGCTCGTTTGCAGGAGGCTATTGATGCTGGCGTGCTCGAACACGGCGTTGAAAATTTCATCCATCGTATTTTTGAACACGACCCGGAAGCGGCCAACAAGATGATTGGGTACGTTCAAAGTGGAATTCTTTCTCGGAATCCGTCATTGATTAGAAAGAGAGTTTTCCAGATGGATTGGGAAGCGGAGCGATTGGGATATAAGCCTGTTCAAGATTTTGTTCCGCGCATCACGCATTATGAGTCATCTTTGAGCAAGGCGATTGCCGCGAGAGAGTTCGTCGCGAAAATGGTTGGATACAAGGATGCGAATGGTGTCAAGCATGCGGGCATAAAGGCTCCAGACGGCAGGCCGGTTTTCGCCGTTGCCGGTGGCGATAGAAAACTTACTGAATTTGATGGGGCTCCAGCTACCGCTCATTTCATAAACCCGTCTTACCTTCCGAGCTTCAGGGAATTGACCTCCGATGAAAAAACGGAATTAAGTCAGTTGAATAATAAGCCGGGTCCATTGACTCAGGACGAAATCAATCGCAAGGCTTTTCTCAAGAAGGTGTCGAACCCGGAAAATGAACGAACGGATTATGCAACCGATAGAAAGTATCCAGCGTTACAGGGTTGGAAGTGGGTTGCCAATGCCGACGAAGGTGGGGCGGTTCCGATTTGGGTCAAGGGCGATCTCGCAATTCACCCAGACTTCGTTCATCGCGTGGATGCCCTGCTTGGAAAGTCCGGGTTGCGCGATGCCGAGCGCCCGGGTCTTCGCACCGCCGCAAGAGCAGTGTTGTCGGTTGGATCTACCGCCAAGCAAACAATGTTGGATTTGTCCGGGTTTCACCAAGTTCAAGAAATAGTTCACGGAATCGAACACGGAGTATTGCCTTGGAAAATCGATCAAAAGATCGAATTTGGAAAACCTGACGTTGATGGATTGCTTCGAGGTGGATTAACTATCGGCGGCGATTACATCATGCAGAGCGAGGGATTGATGGGGCGTTCCATTTCGAAACACATTCCCTATCTTGGCGGGTTTTTGGAGTGGTATCACAACTATCTTTTCAAGGACTTTATCCCACGCCTTAAAATGACGATGGCGACTCACGCTCTCGAAAGAAACGTGCAGCGATATAAAAACGAATTGGCCAGCGGCGAAGTCTCGATGGAAGATTTGTACCACAAGACGGCGAATCAAGCCAACGGAGCCTTTGGGGGCCAAAATCGAATTGTCCTTGAAAACAGCAAGACGATGCAGGACTTGCGAAGCATCATAATGTTTGCGCCCGACTTTTTAATTTCCCGCGCTAAGTTCGTTGGACAGGCTTTCCAGCCGGGGGCTGGTGACATTCGAACTGCTGAGTATTGGAAGCGTGGAGGCCCGCTTACGAGCAATGAGCAAAGGCAGGCCTTGCTTCTTGGGGCATCGGTTATGTACGCGCTTGCCAGGATCGGCAATCAAATCCTTAACGGCCAGCCTCACCTTGAGCCGGAAAATGCTTTCAGCATTATCTATAAAGGCAAGGCTTACGGGTTGCGCACGGTCCAGGGAGACGTGCTTCACATGCTTTCCAATGAGCGCCAGTTCTGGATGTCTCGCGTGAATCCGATTCTTGTTCGACCGATTATTGAGATGGCTACTGGGCGCGATTACTTCGGGAGGAAGCGCAGTTGGATGGAGCAAATATGGGACGATGTTACAACACTTACCCCGATTACACTGCGGTCGAGCCGAGAACGCAGCCTGGTCGAATCTTTGTGGAATGGGTTTGGCGTCACCGCGAGACGCTATGCCGACACCGATCAGGCGTATAAGATGGCGCAGAAGTGGAAAGACAAACACGGCATCCAAGAAAAGGGCGAGTTTATTTACGACAGCGATAAAGATCCATTGCGCCCACTAAAGCTCGCCCTTGCGAATGGAGACGAGGCTGGCGCTGTGAAAGAAATCAAAAGGCTTAAAGATGCGAAGTGGCACGCGGATAAAAAGGGCAACACTAACTTCCATCTTAATGAATATTGGAGAAAGTATTCAACCAGTCCGTTTGCGGGAGGCGTTGATAATGAAAAGGAGTTTATCAAGACGCTGACAGCCGATCAAAAAAAGACCGTTGAATCTGCGAAGCAATCGAAGAAAGCAATGTTCAAGCTTTTCCTTCGGGCAAAGGCTCAGATGGCGTCTCAACCTGAGGACAAGGAAGAGCTTTCTCGGCCCGAGCCGGTCGCGCAATAGCGTATTCAAAGTGCTCGTCGAAGCTCGCCCTATTCTTCATAAACCATTCCGCGTCCTTCTGCGAAACGTAGTCGTAATGCTTCCATCCCTTGCACGCATTGTGCGGTTGGTGGGTGTGGGGTTTGTTTCTCCAAAGTATTTCCGTTTCTTCGCTCACCGAATTCTCACGTTGTTATCCGGTATCACCGTCATCGTTATCGTCTGAAGCTCCGCGAGCTTTCGTTTGAGGCGCTTGCTTGGCTTCCATTTTAACAGCCGTGGAATATCCAACGGCGAAACGTACACGCCGCTCTTCCCGCGATGGAAAGAAGTTGCACTCACAACGCATCTTCCACGACAAGCTGCAATGCCGTTTTATTGCGCCTTCGCTTGAGAAGCTTACGGCCAAGCTCCATCTGTGAAATTGGAAGTGCTCCGTGAATAATCGCTAAAGCTCTTTTCGTGAGGCAAATATCGAAGTGCTCAGCGTGTGTTCCGGGCTTCTGAATCCATTTGGTTTTGACTCCGATAGCGACGGCCATTGCGACAAGCTCTTCGGTGGTATCAGCAATCATGTGGCACATGATCATGTTGCCGAACCCGGCCTTCATATCGTCAACGTAAACACTCATGCGAGTCTCCAAATCCTATATCCCAGCCCCACGATCTTTCGCGACGTAAGTTTTGCTCCATGCCGATGACTCATCACGGATTTGCGGTGCATCTCAGTATCCACGTCGAAGTGTCCCCCGATCTTCGTCGCAAGGATCTTGTCCCGCCACTTCTGGGATAAGCCGGTGTTTTTTGGGGGTATGTCAATCGTTGTGTTCATTGGTTATTTGTTTTGTGATCGTGTCGCTTTAGCCATTCGCGCCACAGGAACAATTCGAGCATGGCGATGTGGCGTTTTTCCATATAGCCTTCCTTAATGATGCGCTCTCTTACAGGTGCCCAAAAGATTTCAAAATCTCTTCTGAATGCCTCCATTTGCTCAGTCCTGCAATTAAGTTGTGCCCGAGTCATCGGCGTAAGGTAGTCCTGCTTGTTGTTGTGGTTCGTGGTAAATGTGCGGCGGAACATAATCATCGCTGACACTGGCCGCTGATGCCATGCGAAATTGTTTTGGGAAAAAGGTGAGGTTGACCGTTCCAGTCGGGCCGTCTTTATTTTTTGCGAAGTCGAGAGCGACGTGGCGAGATTCTTCGTTGTTGAACTCTTCTTTGAACTCAGGATCGTAAAGGAGCCAAGCCTTGTCCGCGTCGTATTCAATTTGTCCCGAGGCCCTCAAGTCGGAAAGTCTTGGCTTCCTTGGTTTGTTACCCTTTTCAGATTCCCGGTTGAGCGCCGAGAGTAAGATAACTGGAGCGTTCAGCGACTTCGCGAGTCGTTTCCCAAACTTAGAAGCGGCAGTGATCCTCTCGTACTCGGATTTTCCCTGTGTGTTTAAAAGCTGAAGGTAGTCGATGATAAACAGTCTTGCCCCTCTTTGGTGCATTCGACGGCACAATGCGCCCAGTTCCGTTGTGCTCATATCGGCCCGCTCGCAAATCAATAGCCGTTCCTGAAATGAAATTATGCGGCCAAATGCGGCAGTAACTTTTGGAGCATTCGTATCTAGATTTCTGCCTCTCATTAAATCGGAACCGGAAATTTCCCCAGAGTAACACGCCAGCCGATGAATTAATTTCTTGCCGCTGGTCTCCAGTGAAATTATTCCAACGCCAATTCCGGCCATAGCCACATTGTAAGCGATGTTGAGTGCAAGCGTTGTTTTTCCGGTGCTCCTAAGTCCAGCCAGGATGATTAATTCCTGCTCCATCATTCCACCGCCAAGCCGGTCGAGATCGATAAATCCGGTTTGAATTCCGACCGGCGCACTATTGTTGGCGGCGTTCTCGTAATCAACCAACAGAGACGATATCGACGAGTGAACGTCCACTGTTGATGCACACGATTCCGCTGAACCGCGTATTGCCAAAGCATCGTGTTCAAACTGGCTTAAAAATTGTTCTGAGTTGCCGTTGACCCCGAAAGCTGCTTGGGCTCTTTCGGTGCAGAACGCAAGCACGTTCCTGACGATGTACTTCCCAAGAATTATTTGCATCCATGTTTTAAGATTCTGCGTTGAGGTTACTGCGTCAGCCAGCGTGGAAATATAAGAGACTCCCCCGGCTTGTTCTGATTTTCCCCAGATGTTAAGGCGCTCATAAAGAGTCACCGTGTCGATTGGCACATCATCATCAAATAGTTCCAACATCGTGTTGAAAATCAGCCGGTGCCTGTGATCAAAAAAAACATCTGAGCCGTTTTTTAGATGAAGAATAACCTCGTGAATGTTAACTGACGGATCGATGAGTATCGACCCAAGCACAGCCCGCTCAGCGCCCTCGTCGTGAGGGGGCAGGCGATCTGCCGAGCTTGTACTTTCCCTGTTTTCACAATTTGTATCTTCAAATCGGTCAGACATAAAATTTACAGCTTTACCCAGTCGTCGTATGCCTGACGAGTCGCCTGAAAGGACTTTTCCTGATCTTGATTGTTCCCCCACTGCTCGCGCCTTGGCCCCCCATCAGTGCGAGTCCAGTAAATGTATCCTTTATTGCTAATCACCCTGAACCGGGTCGCATTTTTTGTACAAAATTCTTCCAGTTTAATTTCGTGACCGTTCGCCTGATCCAACCATTGCTTGTCGCGAATCCAATTTGCCGGGTACGGGATAAATTTGCCAGAGTCCTTAAGCCATCCCTCAGATGATTTTTGGGAGCGAATGGCAGCGACGATGTCGTTTATAAACTTGTGGGCGTTAACCTCTGCAAAAGCATGTTCCGCATCCCCGCGTTTCATCTTCCTGGGGTATTCACTCCAGAAGATTTCAAAAGCTTCTAAGGGGGTAGGGGGTACTGTATTTGTACTCTCCTCTCCTCTCCTCTCCTCTGACTGGGGAGGTCTGGGAGGATTTGGGAGAAATTGGGGAGGTTGTTGTGACGACTTTGCAACGTCTTTTGAATCAGCCTTTTGCTTCCAGTATTCGACCTGCTTTCGAAGCGCATCCTCCTCTGGCGTCCGGTTTCTGTCGTTCCACTTTTTCCAGCCCTTAACCCTTCCATCGACCACCCACCCGACCTGTTGGAGGTTTTGGGAGACTTGGGAGAAAGTGGGGAGACTCACCCCGAGCCGCCTACAAACGCACTCCATCTCCTGTGGTGAAAGCGTCCTGAGTTGATCTGTGTCTCGTTTTTGACAGTCGGCCTTGATCCATTCCCAAATTGCGCAAGAGGCTGGATCTTTGGATTGTAGCCACTCCATCTCCGGGTCGTCCATCTGGAGCGTGCTGTTTCGGTACCAGGGCTTCACAGTTTCAAGGCTCTGTGCCGCGCTTCGACGTGGATAAAGGATAAACCCACCCTGGCGGCATGGGAAACCTCTGGCATCGAAGCGGGCACGGAACTTTGAAAATGTGTCGATGTCGCATTTTTCTTACGGAGCTATCCAAGCCCCGGCTCAATCAAGCATGGGGGTTATACCGTATTGCCTTTCCCCGCGTCAATAAAAAAGTTGAAAATAATTCGTTGACAATTTTGGGCCGGTGTGGATAATTGTGGATATGGCGCTACGACCGCAAATCGAACTCAGCAAAGAAAACGTCAAAAAGCTTTGCTCGATCAAGGAGAGGTGCAGCCTCAACCTGTCTCTCACAATGCTCGCGAATCAGGCTGTTACCCTTGGAATGCCAAGAATGGTTTCAAATCTTTACAACGCGAGGATTTTCAGGAAAGGAAAGAAATGACCCAGCACAACCTTCTCGACCAAAAGGACCGCGTGATCGCGCAGCGTGTGAAATTCACGACTAAGCCCTCGTCAAATCAGGCAACGATAACAGGAGGTTATGCGGCTGGCCCTGGTGCAGATCCATGCAGTTGGGCTGAGGAGTTATTCGGAGATGAAATTGACGGGGCGTGGCTCTGTTGCTATATGCTCCGCCGTTTCGGATGGCCTAATTCTGGAAGCGATGATTATAAAAAACTTTGCACGTGGACGCTAACTACGCCCATTAGAGGTTTGTATTTGGCTGTCACCCCTTACCTTGGTGGCGGTCACCTTCATTTTGCTGTCAGGTACAACCGAGATGTCGGAAAAAAGCTGAATGCCGACCCTGGCCGGACAGCCTTCTTTCGGCGAAGGGAAAAGGCCGTCATGAACTGGTGGCGGAAAACTGGAATCAAGTTGTACGCCTGGGGATATGGCTTAAAAGAGGGCGATCGCGATGAATTGGTTCACCGTTTCTGCGACTGCCCCAAAGACTCAAATAGATGTTTTGGGCTTTGGAAACGCTCAGTGAGTATCAAGCGCAAGGGCAATATCCCGAAGGGTGCACAGATGCTTGATTGGTGGCTCAGTGAACTTATCAAAAAACGCCACCCTGAAGTCAGATTGCCAAAGATGAACAAGAGGGAGCTGGCCAATCGCACTACGCGGTTTCAACAGCAGGCAAAAAGAGCCATCAAGATCACAATGACGGACCTGCTAAGGCCAACTCACGTCCGAGATATTTCGTTCACCCCGTTCGGCGACATTGAAAGAAACAAGGTTGCCGTTAAGCACTACAGAGGCCAAACCGGTACAGGCTTCTTTGTCGGATCTGGTTATACCCCGGAATATTGGTACACGAAGGCGACACGCAAGGAACGTTTAGGAGGGGCGTCATGAACGAAATCGACAAACTACAGCGCATCATCTCCCAGCAGCGCACGGAGATTGAGAGGCTGCTGGAAGACAAAGCGCGACTTGACTGGCTCGACTCGATGTCTGACGGAAGGTGTTGGATTGCTCGACATTCAACGACCGGCAGGGGATTCAGGCTCCACAATGACAGCGTTGGTTCCAAAACAGTGCGAGACGCCATCGACGCGAAACACCGCGATCAGGAATCGGATGGGGAATAAATATGGTGGCGTTTCGACAAATATACTGCACCAAATGCCGCAAGACGACTGGTCATTACAACGGTGAGTGCGGTGAGTGTTCTGCAAAAGAGGCAACAAGAGCCAAGCGGGAACATTTCTCAAAGTTAGACGGCTTAACAGTTGAAGAGCGTCTTAGAAGAATTGAAACCGCTCTTTACGAACAATCACTCAACCCACCGTGGCGAGAGCCAACATACTAATTATGACCCCCGACCCACAACTAGCGCAGGCCAACGAGACGATTGAGCGGCTGAAAGAGAAGGTCAACGCGGCTGCTTTGCTCCTCAATCAGGTTGTGCCGTCGCAAGACTCGATGCGTGGCCGCGACTACGGCGGCTTCATCACAAATCGAAACAAGTGGTTTGTTGAAGGATTGCCATTTGAGTTTTCAAAGGAGCAGCTTGACCGGCTGCGTTCCGGAATTTCAAAGGATGCAGAAGAGACGATTGAGCGGCTGACCAAAGAGCGCGATATAGACCACCAGCTACGGGAAGATTTCGAGAAACTTCTAAAGGAATTGGAAGCGGCGGCGGGTGGGATGCGAAGCGAAATTATGATTGCGTTAACTCAATTACGCGAAAGTTTCAGCGGGCGAGGGCTGAAAGAGTATATGAACTTCCAATTCCCGGCCACTGTTGGCCATATTCCGTTTAATCAGTTTTGCAGCGATGTTGATGCCGCGTTCAAAACACTATTTGATTGTCAACTTTCCAGAGACTGCGGCAAAGCGTTCCTTGCTCGGATGGAGGAGGCGGAATGGCTGTTGGAGAATTGCCGATATGAGGAAAATCGAGAATGGTTTGAACGCTGCCAGAAGTGGCTGGAGGGCAATGCAACATGAAAACTTCTGACGAATCCCCAAGTGGTAAAGATCAAGTCCCAGCGCCAACACCAAACCCATTGAACGATTTCTGGTCAAGAAACGAGTTCACGCAAACATGCATACTTGTGAAGTGGGACAATGGTTTACAGACCGCGACAAATTCTTGGAGGAAACGAAGCTGTGAAAACAATCAAGCGCGACCGAAAGCAGAAAATTGAATGGACGTGGAAACAAGCGTCTAAACTTGAGGGCTGTGAAGCGTCTCGGGCATGGAACCGACTCTGCAAAGAGCTTTTCAGTCTTTCATCTCCTGAATCCAGGCCTCCGAGATTCAACGCCCTGCTCCGCGCCGTCTGGACGGCGGCAACAAACGAACAATCATAAAAAGACAAAACAGCCGTGAAAACTGACATGGCCGGTTATCCAGTCGCGTGCCCATCGTGTTACGGCAAAGGGTGCGACAAGTGCGATGGCTTTGGTGAAGTGTCGCCCTCACACGCAAAGCTAATCACCGACTGTCAGCAACTCCACTCCGCGCTCGAAAAGGCGGTAGAGGCGTTGAGGTCACGACCAGGACATGTGGTCTATACTTCTGACTGTGTTTGCAATAAATGCGTGTTTGAAATTAAATCACGCGAAGCCCTCGCCCAGTGCGAAGCGATTTTGAGGCAAGGGCAGGAAGGGAGCGCGAAGTGAGCTATAAACTTTGTAAATTCTGCGGTTGTCCGATGCTCAAGAAAGGCCAAAAGCGCAAACATCCAGACGATTACCGTCATGCGAGGGGATGCCCTTACGCCGCGCACCAGCACCCAATCACGCAAGTAAAGTCACGCCAATGAACCTCAACCTTTTATCCGCAGTCCTCGCCCTGGCGCTGTGCGGGTGGTTCTACAAGTCGTTCGGGAGGCTACACACGGAGAGATTATCAAGGACAAGGACGGCAAAGACGTGGAGTTGTTCAACCTTCGCGGCGACAAGTTCTGGGCGGCTCCAGCAGGCTGCGACGGCCCCCTGATATTAATCTGCGCGGACGGCCTGGAGACCGAGTGCTTGAATATTAAACGAGGGGCAATCGTGTCGCTGATTGAATGCGGGGTGGCGGGATCATAATCCTTCCGCCGCAATCCTATCCATTGCCGCCGAGTCCCCCGCGCCTTCGGCCCTGACAAACCGCGCCTCGCGAGCATCATTCTCAGCTTTCACCTGCTGCGCGGTCTTTTTACGCTCGCGGTATTCGCGTTGCTTGCTGGCTTTGTAAGCCCTCCTGTTTATGCCACGCATCATGTCTTCGTAAAATTGACCGTTGAGAAGCTTCCATCCGTCTTCCACACGCTCTATCCTGCGCCCATCAAACGGTTGTGGCTCCAATCGCTTCTTGTCAGGTGAACTTAAAATCTTCAGCGCGTCCAGCACCTCCTTCTCTGTCTTGTGCGCCCTCTGAGCCAGCGCAAATGCGTTGTAGCGCACAACCTGATCGGCATCCTTTAGCGCCAACATCGTAAGAAAAATCTTCACCACGTAATCCGGCTCAGCCCAAATTGAGGAATCAACAATCTTCGAAAAAAGAGGTGTCCAAGTGTTCATTCTCAACACAGATTAAACCACTGATTCAAAAATGTCAACAGTGGATATGCGTGGACACCCAGTGGACAGAATGAGGACATATACAGATACAGAGTAAGACCTTCCGCGTGGATTCAAACTGCTATCCACGAATCAGCCCGTAAACGCCATCGTCAACAAAAATAAAGTTTGGTAAAACTCCAGAAATTAGCGAGAGGGGGAGTGAATTATCGACGGGGGCCAAAAGGGGCTGCGGGGGGGGGGTGGTCTGAACCTGGGCCAAACAAGCATGCTTCACGGTCCCCCGGGGCCAGCGATCGCACAATATCACTTAGCTTCAATGCGCTTGACTGGCATCGCTATGACTATCAGTGACTTGTTCCGCTTGTGGTATGCTGTTATCTTCAATCTGGATCGGGGCACTATCTGTAGTGGGTCCGATGCCACAAGCGGGATCTTGGACCGTCTCAACACTGGCCGCAATCTCTACAGGAGACTCGGAGCATAGCGCACCAGCCAGAATAAGCCCGGGCCTGTTGGAGCTTTCCCAATCATCGATCATGCTGACGGTTTCAGTCATGGTCTTGAGCATTGTAGTTCTGCCCTGTCTGTCTGGGGTGTTTGGCAGGTCGTCATAGCCTTTTATTGGGGTACTCTCCAAGACTTCAATCTGCCGGGTCGCCTCTCTCCGTAGGGCATTACGTATAGCGTTACCCTCAGGTGTTACAAGGCTTGCTTGGCGCGCCTCTAGGATCTTGGTGGTATTGCGTGTCAATTGAATCCAGCCATAACGCGCAGCCCAATTCTTGATTGTGCTCTTTGGTAGTCCGGTCTCAACCGAGATTACAGCTATCTTAACCCCTCGCACCCATAGGTTTTTAGCGTGTTCCCTGATATCATCCGAGATCCTTAGCTTCCTGGGGGAGATGCGTTTTTGAGTCGGTTTTGGGTCGCAAGCCTCAACTGTTAGCGGTTCGCACTCAATGATTGAATCAGCCATACTCAATGTCAATCGCATGCCTCCCGGTGTCCGGTCAAGCTTGTTTCTCTTCCTGGGGTTGATCGTCATCCTGGGTTGAATGCGCTGTGTGTTGATCGGCTTTGCCTTGTCGCCAGTTCCCCGGGGCCGTTCAATCCTGTTTTTGCCCGTCGATTGCCAGCTTAGGCTCGAAACGCTCTAAAATCGTTTATAGGGCATTCTGTTGTCTCACCCCATTAATCGTGCCAATCTTTTTCAAACCGCAGCTAAGTCACTGATATGCAATGCAATATTTCAGAGGCAATCAGGCAGACAGTCTCAAGGCAATATGATGACAGCGGATCGGGGGTCTGAACGCTTAAAACCCTGTTTCCGCTCGATTACGGGCATTTGTTCTAAGTGTATATCGTTGCAATGATTTGTCGTCGCATAGCAAGCAAGGTGCCAAACAAGCAAGGAAAGCTCATTTTATCCCCGTGGTTGTTTTCAACAATCTTTGCTTCGATGCTTGACTGTTTGACTGTGATAGTTCATTGTCTCTCTCGGAGGTTGGATTGTCGGTGAAGCGGGGAACCGCGCAGCATGTTCGCTGTGTGAGGTCCGCAGTGCCAAGCGAAAGCTGGCATCCCTGGTGCCGGGGAGAATGGCCCGGGTGTTTGATGTTGAATCCGCACTCGTAAGGTAGCTATCGGGCTTCTGCCTGATGCAAGCTCAGTGAGACTTGGGAGCGATTGCTGTTCTCCCCGATGGCGCAAGGCAACTATAGCGCGATGATCGGAGGATGGCTTAAGTGTACCCTAAGCCCGTAGTTCCCGAACCTGGGAGCATAAGGGCCGTAATGCAGCTTGCCCGGTATCGTTCCGGGTGAACGGTCACAAGCCCGTTGAATGCAGAGTGAAGGAAAGGATCAAAACAAGTGAGAAAAGCACAAGTTAGCGTTACGCTGTCTCGCGTTCGATTATGTGAGGGGTTCGCCACTGAAGAAGTAGAGTTGCCGTGTCGTTATGAGGTGATCAAGGTCCGGGGCGCGATCACGATTGATGTGGGGTCCAAGACTTTCCACGTCGGGGACAATCTCACGGAAGAGCAAGCTGTGATTTTGGCTGCTCAAAGCTTTTATGACGTAACCGTTACACAGTAATCCACAATGACAACCCTCTCATTCCTCCTCCTCTGGTTTTCATTCTCCGTGATTGTGGGCCTTGTCGTTCTCCTGTATTCAAACCCTGTGTTGATTCGGGCTACAGGCGATCAAGAGAATATCTGTCTATCTTGCGGGCGGGTTATCTCGGGGGATGAACCGGCAATTTGCTCTGTCTGTGCGGAGTTCGCTACAGAGGTCTCGTTCCCGGTTTTGGTGCGGCAGGTTGTGCCGGAATACACCGTGATTAATGCGGGGGATTTGGGGGATTGATTTTCAGCGTTGCCTGAGTTTAAACCCTCGGGCAAGGCTGGCAATCACGCCAGAACAGAAAGGATCAAATGAAGTCTATTGAAATCACGTTAACCCGGGATAAAGAATGCAAAGGCAGTGTCCGCTTTGCTGCCCCAGACCCGAAAGCCGCGATCACTAATGTTTACGTATCGCGTGACGTTGCGGAAATTAATTCCGCCAAACAGATCAAAATCACGGTTCAAATCGGGGATTGATTATGGCACCTAAAACCACACAAGCCGCGCCTAATCCATTCCGCTCTGCTCGCAGGGCTGGGGTGCCGATTGTCGCTATCGAGTCCGCAGACCCGGCAGCAACAATCGTTCAATGCGCCAAAGCTCTAAACGGGTCGCATGATTCAACCCCACAAATTCGATGGGACATCGTGCGTGGATTGATCGCGCTCAATACTTTGGGCGGCCACGTTCTCTCGCATTTCGCTGATGAACTGCCGTTAAACAGTCCAGCAAACTGCCTTGCAACCCTTGTTTCAAAATCGGACAAGCTCTCTGTGATGCCAGAAAGCGAGCTTGAAAAACCAGAGGACAAGCGGCGGGCCGTCGCGGGGATCTTGTATATGGTTCACTCGAATAGGTGGTTGGAAGACACCGAATGCATGCAAGCTGTTTGGAATGCCCGGGACGCATTTGAGCCTATTGGGTTTACCCTTGTGCTCATTGGGCCGTCAATCAAGCTGCCTGTAGAGCTTAAAAATGATGTTGTGATCATCTCCGAGCCATTGCCCGGGCATGAGGAGCTAGGGAAGATCCTTGACCATATCGCTGATGATGCGCAGCTAACCGAGGAAAAGATCGGGGATCGTGATATCGTGATCGATACGATGTCGGGGACTTCGGCTTTCGGCGCAAAACAAATCCTGGCAATGTCGGTGACTAAAGATGGGATTAACCGTGATACCCTTTGGAACCGACAAAAGAAGATGATCGAGCAAACCAAGGGTTTATCTGTTTGGCGCGGTGGTGAAACCTTTGAAATGCTTGGCGGGTTATGGGCGATCAAAGACTACTTAACGCGCATCGTCACAAGCGGCAAAACCCCTGTTGATTGCGTGCTCTGGGCCGATGAAGTGGAAAAACAGATTGCGGGAGCGCAAGGCGACATGAGCGGCACAAGTCAAGATCAACTCGGGGCTTTGCTTCGTTTTTTGCAGGACTTCAACATACCGGCAATGCTGCTTTTAGGGCACCCGGGAACGGGCAAGTCGGCAATCGCTAAAGCTACCGGGAATATTGCGGGCCGTCCTGTGCTTGGGATGGATATGGGCGCAATGAAAGGATCTCTTGTTGGCCAGTCGGAGGAGCAAATCAGAGCAGCACTAGAAGTTGCCGTCTCTGTGAGTGCGGGCAAGCTCATCATGATCATGACTTGCAATAAGCTCGCGGGTATTCCCCCGGAATTTCGGAGACGATGCACGCTAGGCACTTGGTTTTTTCCGCTTCCCGATAAAGAGGAAAGAGCGGCAATTTGGCCACACTGGATCGATTACTACGAATTGCAAAAACGCCAAGCGTTGCCGGATGATGACGGATTTACCGGGGCTGAAATCAAAGCGTGCTGCGATGTTGCCTATAGAACCGAATTGTCGTTGAAAGAGGCATCAAAATATATCGTCCCAATTGTTAAAAGCGCACCCGAACAAATTGCGGAATTGTGTCGCATGGCTAACAATCGCTTTTTGAGCGCAAGCGCGCCTGGGGTTTATCGCTATCAAGATCCTTCCCTTGCCCCCACGAAAGAAGCGGGCAAGCGGCAGATTCAGATTTGAGTTGAAAAGCTTTTCGCTCGGTTTTAGATTGTCGGGATGAGTCGAAAACAACCCGGGCAATGGTCGCTTAATTATGATCGATGCGTCAAATGCGGCACGGTGGATCGGCCTTACTTCTCAAGGGGCCAGTGTCAACCGTGCTACTTTGCTGAATATGTTCCCGCCAATCTTGCCAAAATCAAAGCGCACAAGCGCAAATGGTATTCTAAGGCAGGCGGGAAAAGCTGGGCAAAGGTTCAGCGGGAGCAGATTCATTATGGCGGAATGCGCCAAGCTGCGCTTGAGCGCGATGATTACAAGTGTGTCGTTTGCGGCACAACTGAAAAGCTTACAGTCCATCACAAAGACGGCAATGGACGCGGGAAAGACAACCCGAACAACGTTTTGGATAATCTCCAAACGCTTTGCCGAAAACATCACATTGCAACACACAGACAAGAATTAATCGCAGGCCGTCGCGCTAATGGATGGCGCAGGCCAAGCGGTTTACAATACAAAAAGAAAGGATCAAATTGAGCCATTTAGTTGAAATCAAATGCGAAATCAGGGATCTTGATGCGCTGTCCCTGGCGTGTCGGGATCTTCACAAGCAACTTGTTCGCGCTCCAATGGGGCAGAAAGTACAGGGCCGCACCTATGGCGGGACAATGGTTGACTGCGATGCGTACGTGAAGCTCGACGGGCCGTACGATGTCATTCTCACCAGGGAGCCAAAGGGCACTTACAAAATGCAGACAGACTTCTGGGCCGGATCGGTCGCAAAAGAGATCGGGGAGAACGGGAAGCGGTTAGTGCAAATGTATGGCGTAAATAAAGCTGAAATGTCAGCCAGAAGATTAGGCCACGCAGTCACTAGGCAAATCACCAAAACCGGCGCAATTAATGTCCTTATTTCCGGGGGGCGATTCTAATGAACAAGCAAGTAATCGTCACTGTTTCACCAGATGGGGAAGTCTCGATTGAGGCTGTAGGCTTCAAAGGGTCTTCCTGTGAGAAAGCAACCAAAGCAATCGAACAAGCTTTGGGCACGTCGGGCAAGCGTAGCAAGAAACCTGAGTATTATCAGGGCAACACTCAGCAAGCAAAGGTCGGGCAATGATCGCCTGCGCAATCCAGTTCAAGCCCGATGGGTCCGGGGTCTGTCTCGCAACGGATACAATACCATTAAACGAGATAGGGTCTCTCGTTGTTACCCGGGCAAGTCAGATCGAGTTCAATCACGCAAAGCAAGTATGGGAAGTGTGCTGGGCGAATAAACCGGGCAAGGTTGTCTTTCAGCATGCCAGCCGTAAAGCCTGTCTTGATTGGGAAGTGTCGCAGCTAAACAAGCGGATTTTGGGGCTGTAATCATTCACCCGGGCATAGTTGGCAATGTGCCCGGGTAGAATGCGGACAACACCGCAGAGCAGTAAACACACAACCAAAAGGATCAAATAAAATGCAAACTGTAAACACTGTAGATATTGAGCAGTTTAGAGAATGTGTATTCTTTAGCCTAACTGTAAGGAAGCCTGGGAATCGCGCAAAAGTTCGAGATTTATCTGCATTGGAGCAATACTTAACCCTGTTGCATGCCGACAATGCAAACGGTGATGACACCGGATCAACCCCGGCAGTGGACTTGCCCAAGAATTTCAAGGGCAACGGCGACACGGTGAAGATCACTAAACGCCTATTGCTGGGCCGCAAACCTACCAAGGAAGACCCGGAGCCCGATCCCTACGTCAATACGTGCGCCTTTCTCAATGAGGCAAAGGAGAAGCTTACCGGGCGATTTGGGCGAGCCTTGCCAAGCAAGATCAAAGAGGGGCTTTTTGTTGTCCGCAAGGATCTCGTACAGGAATTCGAGGATGAACTACAGGCGACTTTAACCAAGCTCCAAAACGATTATATCCCGCTTGTGCGCGATGAATACCCGATGTCAAAGGAACGGGCCAAGACAACCCCAGTTAAACAAGGCGGGTTAGGTCCGCTTTACCGTGAGGCAGATTATCCCCCGATGTCGGAATTCTTAGCTTGCTTTGGGCTGGAATGGCAATGGCTCGCACTGGGGGTGCCCGATGATCTACCGGCAGCATTACGACAAGAGGCGGCAGAGAAGCTCGAACGACAGTTTACAGAGGCGGCAGAGGAGGTTAAAAACGCATTGCGGGAAAGCTTTGCGGACCTTATCAGCCATGCCAGCGAAAAGTTGAAACCCGCCGCACCCGGCGAAAAATCGCCAGTCTTCAGAGACAGCATGATCGGGAACATACAGCAGTTTTGCAGTGTGTTCGAGTCTCGAAACCTGATGAACGATCAAGAGCTTGCTTCCCTGGTGGGCCAAGCCAAGCAAGTCTTGACCGGATTACAACCGGATCGCCTGCGAAAGTATGCGAACGTGAGAGAGGCAACCCGGGAACAGTTCGACGCGATCAAGGCTCAGATTGACACGATGATCACCAAGCAACCCTCGCGCCGGTTCGATCTTTCCGAGGATTGATGATCCTTGACTCGGAACCCCGGGCGGGGTGACTAAGCCCGGGGACTTTTTAACCCTTTTTTCTTTCCCTATGAATTGCCAGCACAACAACATGGTTTTAAATGACGGTTCAAACGCCACAAGTCACGTTTGGAAATGCGCGGACTGTGGATACGTTTACGGCGAGGCACCCCGGGCACCCGGGCAGCAACCCCAGAACGCCCCTCAAGACACAACGAAGAGCACCCCTGAAGCGTGGCCAATCGAACGGCAAAGACTTCGCAATCTTTTGCGCCTTGTCACCGCTCGCCTTGCCGAATATCCCGACGCAGAAGGCGGCACAGCTTTGGAACTGGCGAGGAGGGAATTGCGATGAACGCTCTTCCTGTAGCAATCTGCGAAGACGACGAAGAGATCAAAATGCTCCTCGTGAAGCATGGCAAGCAAACGCATCTGGTACCGCGCATCGAAGTAACCGGGCCGTTCAGAACACACGTTACGTTTACGGCAGACGACTTCGTTTATACCGTGACGCAATACCACGGGTATTTGCTGCCTGACGATAACGGGTATTGCGCCATGCGAATTCCATTGAGCGCCGGAACCACAAAAGAAATCTCGCAAGTCATTCGTGCCTTTATAGAAAGCGGGCAGGATGAAAGCGGGCCTTATTACGCTATGGAGTGCGATGATTGCGCGGAGGCAAACTGATATGAAAATTCCTCAATTCGAATTACCAAACACCGAGAACGCTTTCAATCTGGCCAGCGAAACGGCGCAGGACGGCGAGCGCGAATCAGCAGAACGAAGAATGCGCGAGCAGCAGAAGGCGGATTCAGATTTTATGAAAGAACACGGGGCACTTTTTAGGGCCGAGATGATTCTTGCCCTGCTAAACACAAAAGTTGGATCTTGGCCAGCGGAGCCGATTAATCCTGAGTTGCCCTTCAAGTGGCAGACACGGAGACTGGCAGACTTCGTGCCTATTGAGCCTGGATTAAATCTTACAGCGTCAAGTTTGAGCCTTGGTAATCCATTTACCGGACAGGTCAAATCTGGCTGGTGCCTTTACTCAATGGGTGGGGCGTGTTGGAATCAGAGAACGGAGGCGTTGTTTGCGAAGTGGAAGAAGGGAGATGTTCTGTGGGCAAAGGAAACATTTGGGGTTCACAAAGGATGTGGAGCGCGAAAGTTTTCCAACATCGGAGTGGGGTGGATCTGCTATCGTGCAGATGGGGGTGGAATGTGCCCGCCGTCTTTGATTAAACGTTGGAAGCCGTCGATATTCATGCCCCGGCGATATGCTAGAATCGAGCTTGAGCTAATGGCCGATCCAACTCCGCAGCGAGTGAACGAGATTAGCGAAGCTGACGCGAAAGCTGAAGGCACAACTTACCCAACTATGCCGTTTAGTGGAGACCCACACCGTCTTTCGTTTCGTCTTTTATGGGATTCAATCCACGGCAAATACCCGTCATCGTTCCTCTCCGGTCCTTGGGTCTGGAAACTTCAATTCAAAAGAATCAAATAACCCATTGACACTTTCCCTCTTTGCCTCTATGGTTCTTTGCCAGCGATAAAAAACACAATGATGAAACAAATCCCAGATTCCTTGCGCCAGAAACTTTCCGAAGCCGGGAAGAAAGGCAATGCTGCGCTTACTCGTGAGCAAAAAGCTCTCGGGGGAAAGCGTTCGTGGCAAACCCGCGTGAAGAAGGCCAAGGAAGCGGAAAAGGCGGCGGCAACATGATTACCAAGCTATCAAAATCTCAAGAAGAGGAACTGGATCGCATTGCCAAGGATTGGATTCGGCGAGGGCTGAATACAACCCAGATTGAAATCAAAAAGGCGCATGAGTTAGCGCGAGCCTGGGACAAATGTTTTTTCAAAAAGGAGAGAGTTGTTCTGCATCTTTCCAGCCCGCTAGGTTGCTGGCTTGGGGTTCTCTTGTTCTCTAACAAGCAAGTGCGGTCGCAAGTGCGGTCGCAAGTGGGGTCGCAAGTGGAGTCGCAAGTGCGGTCGCAAGTGTGGTCGCAAGTGGGGTCGCAAGTGGAGTCGCAAGTGTGGT